CAGTCGGCGTCCAGCGCGTCACGCTTGGCCTGCCAGTCGGCGTCCAGCGGGGCACGCTTAGCCAGGTAGTCGGCGTCCAGCGGGGCACGCTTAGCCAGTACCTCGGCGTCCAGCGCGTCACGCTCGGCTCGGTAGTCGGCGTCCAGCGGGGCACGCTCGGCTCGGTAGTCGGCGTCCAGCGGGGCACGCTTGGCCTGCCAGTCGGCGTCCAGCGGGGCACGCTTGGCCTGCCAGTCGGCGTCCAGCGGGGCACGCTTAGCCAGGTAGTCGGCGTCCAGCGGGGCACGCTCGGCTCGGTAGTCGGCGTCCAGCGGGGCACGCTTAGCCAGTACCTCGGCGTCCAGCGCGTCACGCTTGTCACATGTCGAGGCAATAGCGCCGAGGTAGACCATGTTGTGCAGACGGAGCTTCACCTCGCCTTCGGGTTTGTTCGCCTTGACGTAAGCAATACGTTTGTTCACGTCGTGCGAGGTTTCGAACAGGTCGGAGTGGTGGAGGAGGCCAAACCGGCCGGAAATGGGGCCAGTGTAGTTGGGGCGTCCGGGAAAGAGGACGTTGGGGGTTTCAGTTGTCATAAGATTAAAGGGGGATTGGTACGTTAAATGTCCAAAGCTCAATCGGGGTTTCGTATCCAAGGGAGGTGGGGAAGTCCGGGTTATGGACGCAATAATCAGTAAGCTCTAAAAGCGAGCGGAAGAGGGTGCGGATTTTCATGGGGTCACTTCTTCGGGGATTTCAGGGAAGCGTAATACGCATCGTTACGCGCCTTGGCTTTCGCCTTCTCGATCTCCCACGGGTCTGGAGCGGCCTGGTCGCCGTGCAGGTAGATCTGCACCAGGTCTGAAGCCTTGCAGTTCTGGCCAGCGACAACGATCCGCATATTGCCCTGGCGGTCTGTATGGCCTGCACGTCTCCAGCAACGGACAGAATCCGGGGTGGGGCTACGCCAGAAGAACAGGCCGGTCTCCGGGCGGTACTCTAACAGGCGTTTCAGCATTTCTTGTGTCGGTATCATAAAATCAGGGGTTGAGGGCTGTCCATGCGAGTTTGTTCAGTTCCTCTTCAGCCAAGCGGCGGAACTGAGTGAGGTTCTTAACCGCCTCGCGGTAGTCATAGTCGAGGCCGCGGATCTCCCGCTGGCAGCGCTCGCGTGCCTCTGCGCGGTCGTTCTGTAGCTGTAGGCGCAGTTCCAGTCGATCGATGGCGTTCTGCTGGTGGAGGAGGGCCGTGCGCCCTGGCAGGTCAACGGGCGGGGTGGCGGGCAGCGCAGCACGTAAGATGGCGAGCTGGTGTGCAAGCGGTGTTCGGTCGCGGGGCAGGAAAGGAGAAGTTTCAGCATCCGACCAGATGCCGTGCAAGTAGAGGCGGGCGAGCTTGTGCGCCGGGTAGACAACCCCATCGATCTTGATCTGCCAGGGGCCGCCGGTACCAGCACAGCCCGCAGTCGCGCCGGGCTTCAAACGGCGTCCGGGAGGGCTGACCCAGGTAAACCGATTCGTCTCAGGGTCGTAGTGAAGAACTTCTTTGAGGTACTTTTGGGTTATTTTGGGCATTTTGAAATAAACTTGAGGGCTATGGGATGCGACGGGTTTGTGATATCTCTTCGTGTTTTTGCCTCAAGATCGAAAGTCGGCAGCGGGGCAGATATTAGATGGGGAAATGGGGTGTTGTGTAAGTGGCGCAGTTTGCCAAGTTTGTGGAAAAGTGGCTGTTGGTGCCATTAGAGACCATTATGCGATTTTGGCCGGGTTATGGCCAGGCAAGAAACATATCAATTGGTTATGCTCGAATGCTCTGTCAACGGGTTACGTAATTCTGTCCTTAATACCAGATGAAAACTACAACTGAGGAAATTAGTGGAAATATGTAGATGTAAGGAGTAACGAAATGGGGAGAAGTATAATATAGATAGGGGGGGTCTGGCCTACTCTCTGGCCAAAGGGGGGGGTGCAGTGGTTCAAGTTGTTGCCGGTTTGTATGGTTGCAGAAGTCGAGTTTTGGCCAGAGGAAAACCTATTTGATAGTTCGGTGGTTAGCATTTCTGTAAGACGTTATGTAGCGTCGCTATGTGAAGGAAAGCGTTTAGTCCTTTTTGGGCTTGGTTAAGGATCTTCAGAGGTGGCCAGTGGCCGAATTGCTTGGACAACCAGAGGTGTAAGCCTTCGGGAGGCCGGTCATGCATGGTTAAAATCACGCACTTTTCCTTAGAATGATTCTAAGTCTCAATAAGGACTTAACTATTTTGGGGCATTACCGGGAATATTTCTCGCATCAGGTCGGCACGCTTGGCCGCGTAGTCGGCGAGCAGCGGGGCATGCTTGGCCGCGTAGTCGGCGAGCAGCGGGGCATGCTTGGCCGCGTAGTCGGCGAGCAGCGGGGCACACTTGGCCGCGTAGTCGGCGTACAGCGCGTCACGCTTGGCCACGTAGTCGGCGTACAGCGGGGCACACTTGGCCTCGTAGTCGGCGAGCTTAGATGGGTTGGCGTTGCGTTTATCTGCCAGCCATTCCATCCAGTCGCCACGAGGGCATTTCGCCCAGGCAGTTTCGAGATCCGGCATGGAGTTTTTACGGCACCATGCGAGAGCGTCATGGCAAGCGCCAAGTTTTACGAGAGTAGAGATAGGGGTGTTCATCTTAAACAAAATAAGTTGGGTTGAGGTGTGAAAGGATTCTGTGTGCACGGTCGCAGCTCCAGGGAACCGCGTTGAACGTGTAGACGGCGTTATTGACTGGGGGAGGCGAACAGACCAGGAGAAGGGCAAGAGTTAGCATGGCGGGTTAAACGGTTAAGACTTGGCCCTTTCCGCTTCGATAAGTGCGAGTGCTTCAATGCAGGTCATTCCGTAGTACTCGGCGAATCTCGCGACAGTGAGAAAGTCATTAACGTAGGAGAGGTATAATTCCCGGCGGGTTTTAGTGGATGTTTTCATAGGTGGTTTAATTCCTTTTGATTGGTTTTGGTTGCTCAAGCGGTTTCCAGTTGATCGGAAAGCCATGGGCTTGCATCCAATCGCTTAGCATCCTTCGCAACGCGCAGACCGTATTGGACTAATAGCCGACGAAACTCAGGTTTGACGGGCTCCCCAATCTCGCAAAAGAGTGAAGAGCAAAACCCGATGCGTCCACCGCCGGGAATAGTGTAACGGAAGCGAATAGAGCCATCGCTCAGGACGGCAATGGTGGCACTGTATTCCGTTGTGTGGTTAAAAAGAAACGTGCGGACTACTTTGGGCTGACTGATGTCTGTTTTCATGGTGAATTAAGAGCTAGTGGATCTGAGTTACTGATTGGTAAACGCGTCTGCGAATGCGGTGGCCTTGGCTTCGTCGTAGGCTTTCCACGCGGGGGCCTTGGCTTCGTCGTAGGCTTTCCACGCGGGGGCCTTGGCTTCGTCGTAGGCTTTCCACGCGGTGGCCGTGGCTTCGTCGTAGGCTTTCCACGCGGGGGCCTTGGCTTCGTCGTAGGCTTTCCACGCGGTGGCCTTGGCTTCGTCGTAGGCTTTCCACGCGGGGGCCTTGGCTTCGTCGTAGGCTTTCCACGCGGTGGCCGTGGCTTCGTCGTAGGCTTTCCACGCGGTGGCCGTGGCTTCGTCGTAGGCTTTCCACGCGGGGGCCGTGAGCAAGTGGCCTGCTGCCCAACCCCAATCAAAAACGGAGGCATGTTTGAGGCACAGCTCGCGGGTCGGGGTTATCGAGGAGTTTCCGAAAAGTTCGGAGAACTTGGCTACTTGCGCAGAGCACGCGTCTAGGCGTTTTAGGGTTTTTAGGGATATGGCTTTCATGGTGGCTTTTTATTTTGTATGTACGTTGATAGTTACATAGTTACAGTAGAAATGAAGGGAGGTTTCATAGCGTTAGTTTAAGGGCTAGGTTGACGGCTAAAGGCAGAATCCTACCCATGAAGGCTTGCGGAGTGCTTTGTTGAATTTGCGTTTGTCGTAATTGGCTCCAGTGAGTTGGTCGGACGTATTCTGTGAGTTGAATGCGCCCCAACAAATCCGGTAAGGGAAATGCGCCTTTAGGTGTCGCACCTCGGCAATTAAAGATTCTGGCGGGTTAATTAGTACGGCTTCAGTTTTCATGAGTAAGCGTCGCGACATTTAACGACCTGCGTCCGGTCTGTGTTTGTTTCTGTTCTCTTTCGACGTGCCTAATATCGTCTTTTCTCTGAAAACAATCAATAGAAATTTTCTATTTAATTGCCAATTGCTAGATAATAGGAAGTTAAGAAGTGTTTTTGTTTCAATAGGTTGACCTTTTCAGTTTAAATATCCATTTGATTGCGCATGATAGCTACAGTCGAAAGCCCCGCAGTTAAGCTGAAGCAGCGCAAATGGAACTATGGCCCCGCTGGCATGCTTACGCCCGATCAAAAGATTCAGGCGCGCACTCTTTATTTAGTCGGCAACCAAGGGCCAAAGCAGATTGCAGCGTCATTAGGCGTGCCAAGTAAACCCGTTGAGCAACTCATAAGCCGTGCGGGCTGGTCAAAGATACGCAATGCCAACTGGCAGAAGTCAGAGGCTGAGGTTGTGGCGAAAGTAGAGGATGACATCGCCCAAGTAACCCAAAGAATAGCGGTTGAGAGTGAAGAATTAACCCTTGGATCACTGAGGGTTTTGAGAGACTCAGTCGCAAGAGGCTGCGCGAAAGATATGCAAATGGCTAGTGGAGCAGCACGTAACCTCGTCGATATATTTCGCAAATGCCGTGGAATGGATAACAAGATCGACACTAACCAAGGGTCATCGACAAACGTGAACATGTTTGTGTTCGCCACACCAGCAGCCGCTAAGACCGAACGCAACGTAACTCCTAATCCTGTACAGATAGCGAGTAGTTCGGTCTAATTTCTGACAGGAACGTGACAGGAATGCGCCCGTAAGCCGGCGTTTACCTCTGACGAGGTGGCGGGTAATGAAACCGGTTATGACTGTTGCTCCGCATATGCGGAGTTGATTGCGTTTGCTTAGTGCGTGCGTGCTGTAGTGCTTACGTGGATACGTTATGCTGTGCATGACAACAGTAGTGCTTACGTGCTCGCCCCCTCCGGGGGTGGAGGGGGACACCGCGATCTGTGAGCCGGTCGAATCCCTCGATAGAGCAGCCAACAAATCTGCTCCACGGGTGACGGGAACCGTGAGTTAATCCGGGGGTCTGTCTGTCGAAAACGAAGCGCCATGGCTTAGGCTGTGGCGCTTTTCTATTTACTAAGTCCCCCCAACTAAATATGGATTTTACCCATGGGGAACAAACCTATGCACCCGATCACGTCAGCGGTTATATCCTCCAGCGTCGCAGACGCCAACTACGACGAGGGTACAAAGATTTTTACCGTAAAGTTTCATTCCGGTTCCACCTATGCCTACCGGCATGTCCCCCTGGACATCGTTAAGGACTTTTTTTCCAGTACCAGTAAGGGCCAATTTATTCACACCCAGTTGAAGGGTAAATTCGAGCACCGGAAAGTATAGAATGAGATTTTTATCACGAGACCCTTACGATCTTACTGAGAAAGAGTGGGTGGATTTGCGCGAATGGTTTAAGACATCCGACACTTGGAATAGAACTTTGGTGCCTCCAGGAGTGCACGATACTGGGACAGGACTACATTTCGTTCTGCACGGCTTTGAGGTAAAGGTGGGTGGGGACGATAAGCATCATTGGGCGATGGCGTTTACCCCCTGGTCTTCTCGTGTGCGTGAAGGGGCGGATTTGCTTATCGAGGTGCCATATTAAAATTGACTCCACGCGGGTAACGGGACAAGGAAACCTATGAGCCCGAAACTTCATCTGCACCTCAAGAAGGGTGCGTTGCACGAGGAAGAGAATGTGCCGGAGGGCAAACCGATTCCCGGCTACAAATTAGCAGAAGCCCTCCATTCGAAGAATGAACACGTCAGAAAGATGGCCCAATTTGCGAAGAACGCCAAGAAATGGCACCACCCCAAAAAGAAAAAGTAAATTTCACTCTATGAAACTCCGCGAAAAAGTCTATACCCCCGTTGCCGATTCACTCTGGATTGATTTCAACTTGGAAGAAATGTATGCTCCCGGTAAAATTATTCTGCCCAACAATACGGCGTTACCTCCGTTCATCGAAGTGACGGTGCTCGCTGTCGGCCCTAAATGTACTCAGGTCAAGAAGGGCGACCGGGTTATCCTCAATTCGAATGCCGTGATGAAGATCAAAGTCGGCAGCGAAGAACCCCAGTTTTTCACCAAGGAAGATCGTGTGGTTGCGGTGCTCACCGATCCGTTCGATTCGGACCCAGTGTAATTTTCCATGATTCAAATAACTTATGGGCAGGCAAAAGCAGAAATTGCCCGCGTGTGCGGGGTTAGCGGCATGGCCGTCACCGACCCTCGTGTGCTGGTCCGTACCAATGCGGCCATCCAAGAGCTGGCAAACGAAGGCGAATATCCGAACATTGTCGATAGGTGGCACATCATCGCCACCGATGGCCATATAGTGCTGCCCTCATTTTTAGATCGTCTGATGCAGATCAACATCAAGGGCGTCCCGCAGACGATCAGTTCCCCTTGGTATCAGTTTTGTGCATACGGACCAGGTACACCTTCCGACTGTCCGCAACCGGAGTTCGGTCGTTTCTGGTGCGATGAACGCATGATCGAAGACTGGGGCGAGTTCCCCACGCAAGTTCGTCTTCCGGAGACCGGTGGCCCCTGGAACTTGCGTGTCTACACCGCCGTCGATGAGAATATCTTGACTGATGGTACGAGTACTCCGCCCGTGTGTACGCTTCAAGGTACCGATAGCACAGGTCAGATCATTCGTACTTCGGATGGCACCTCGGACTACACCAACGGCGAGCCCGTGGCGCTCGACTGGACGACTCCCTACGTACAGACGACCCAGCAGTTCTCCACGCTTGCCACTTTCACCAAACCCGTCACCCGTGGGCCGATCAAGTTGACCGCCTGGGACGGCACGACGGAGACAGTACTCGCCAACTACATTTTCTCCGACACCACGCCCTCGTATCATCACTACTTCTCGAATTGGCTCCAGACCCTCACTCGGTTCGACACCATAACGACTAAGATCGTGCGGGCGCGTTGCCGCAAGCGGTTCGTGCCGGTTGTTGAGGATACCGATGTGCTTATTATTTCGAACCTGCCCGCGCTGAAGGAGATGGTCATAGCGCAGTGGAAGCGGGACGCCGACAACTTGCAAAGTTACATGGCGCATAAGCAGACCGCTATTTCGCTGATGAACAAAGAAGCGGATGCCTACCGGGGCAAGTCCAGGATACCGGGGTTGACATTCCAACGCGGGTTCGCCATCGGAAGCAACATCGCCTCACTTCGATGAGTCACGTCGCCCGAGCCGACTGGGCAGCGCAAGTTCCCGCCAGTGGGATACAGGGCGTAATCCCCGCGACAAACCTTCCGGCGACTCCAACGGGGTCGATAGATATCAGCCAGGTTAAGGCTGCTGGGTATGCTCCAGGGCAGATCCCGGTGTGGAACGGGAGTCGGTTTGTGCCCGGTAACTTGCCGGTGACTCCTCCAGGGGGCTCGGGGATGACCTTTGTCACACCGGTCATCACCTGGGGGGCGACACTTCGCCCTTTGGAATCGACTGAGCAGAGTCTTTTGCTGCCTGGCGTGCTGGCGAACAGTCAAGTTTTTGTACCCGCGCCTGCCGGACAGGACTATTTATTCTTCAGGGCGAAAGTTACCGCCGCGCCGACCGTACTTATCACCGTCACCAATATGAGTGGGTCTAATGTGACTTTGATTGACGGAGGGTATAAAATTTTCGTAGTTAACTAGCCATGGATAACACCTGGCTGCCCTATAACCTCGAAACATACTCGGGTGGGGTATCGTCAGCCGTCTCGCCTGATTTACTGCCCCCTAATCAGACTGCCTGGGGGATGAACGTAAATTTCCGGGGAAGCAAGGTGCAGACTCGACCCAATATCGCGCAGCGGATGTACCTCCCGTCGGGTAAGATTCAGGGATTAGGATATTTCAATGTACAAGGGGGGATGATAATCGTGGTGATCGCTGGAGTGCCCTATCGCATCCGTGTTGGTCCGCGTAACAGTAATTTTGTGGTCGAACAGATCACCCTTCCGTTTTATAACAGCCCGATCATTGACCAAGTTTGGATGTGCCAAACAGTGGAGTCGTTTATCATTCAAGACGGGCAATCGGCGGCAATTATCTATGATGGCACCACGGCGCGCCGGGCGGATTCGAGTGTACCGGAGGTTCCGATCGGACAACAGATGGCTTACGGGAACGGGCGGCTATGGGTGGCGATTCAAGGGACTCAACTCGTGGCGGGGGACATTCGTACTGATACGCCTGGCAGTGAGTTGAGTTTTACCGAGACGCAATACCTCTCTGGAGGTGGGACGATTTCTTTCAGTACGCCGATCACCGGGTTAGCATTTATCCCGGTGACTAACACGAGCGACTATGGGGCACTGGCCGTGCTGGGGCGTAACTATGTGGAAACAGTACGCGCTGACATCACGCAACGCGACTCTTGGGCGTCGTATCCTGGGTTTGTCACCAACGCTATGCGCAACGTAGGAACGCCTTCGGGCTGGACGATTACGCAGGTAAACCAGGACATTTTCTTTCGGGATGCGCTCGGTGGTATTCGGAGTTTGAATACTGGACTTAGTTCGGCTTACTACGCCCAGTATCGGGGTGCGCAGTCGGACGCCAATATCTCCATTTCCCGCGAGGTTAGTCGATTGGTGGATTTCGACAGCCAGCAACTACTCAACTTTTCCTCGGGGGTGTACTTCAACAACCGACTGTTGATGACTAGTTCGCCTTTCCTGAACGTGTCAGGCGGGGTATCGCATCGGGATATAGTCTGCCTGGATTTTGCTCCTATCGCCACGATGCAAGGGCAGTCGCCACCGGCGTACAACGGCACTTGGCAAGGGTGCGACTTTGTGAAACTGATCGGAGGGGAGTTCAACCTCCAGACTCGGGCGTTTGGGGTTTCCTCGGACACGGATGGGTTTAATCGGTTGTACGAGTTCGACAGTGGGGATGTAGTGGATTTGTATATAAGTGATGGTACGGGTATGACCGATGGTACGGCGTTACCGGTAGCCGAATCCCCAATCGAGAGTTTTGTTGAGTATCCCCGCATCGACTTTCAAGAACCAAAACGGCGCAAGCGGCTTACCCGGTGCGACGTGTGGCTATCTAACATTTCTGGCGAGGTAGCCGTAACCGCCTATTGGCGGCCCGACAACAGTCAGAAGTGGCAACTGTGGGACTCGACAACGCAATGCGCGACGATGACCGACCCGGCTACGACAAGTCCACACATTTGGAAGAACCTATTACCCGAGCAACGCCCGCTTATTAAGTCGTTCTCGATCCCAGATACCATCGACGACATTACTACCTACGCTCTCTCAACTGGTTTTGGGTTCCAGATCAGACTTGCCTGGACAGGTTCGCTAAAGGTGGAACGTGTAGTGCTCTGGGCCACCCCAGTTGACGATTCCGACTACGTGATTCGTGAAGGTCAGGACGGGACATGCGTGCCAAACGACGTTTCAGGGAACGAGATTCGGTATGAGATACCCCTAGGGCAACCCGTTCCACCTACCCCCCCACTAGTCAACGCGGATTTAGGTATCAACGAGGGTAATTTTATATCCTATGATAACCCAAATAACCTCGACTCCCCTGCTATTGGGGTACAGTTCATTAATTTTGTTACGAGTAATTCGCAGGATTTAGTTATTATCGCGGTTAACTTTTCCGGGGGCGTTTCGCAAGAAGATACCCCACCCATAACGATTCATAACTCAATCAATAACGCCTTCCATTTCAACTTTGCCTCGCCTGGGTCTATCAGTGTGGTTCATAATGGGCTAAATTCCCCCTTCGTCATAAACTACACCTAATGGTTAAGAGGATACACTTTATATGGGTTAACCGGGGGGACAACCCTCCGCCTCCCCGGTGTTTGGGGTATATAAATTCCTGGCGTAGATTATACCCTGGCTTCCAGATAAAACTTTGGGGGGTAGATGATATGTTTGGGTTTAGGGACCCAAAAATAGACGAAGCCTGGAAAAACCCAGACTACGATGAAGCCTGTATCTCTAATCGTATGCGGTTCTTAATTGTGCAGAAAGAAGGTGGGCTTTATGCGGACGTAGATACTAAACCCGTAAAACCCATCACTGAGGAATTGATAGGTATGGATAATTTCGCGGTTGGTCAGGTCAGAAATCTTACCCGACCAGATAAAATTTCTGTAGAAACCAATATATTTTACGCCGAGGCAAACCACCCTATTTTGTCGGATCTTCTGGATCGCTTCGATTGCTGTCCGGGCCGATTCATCAATGCCTATTTGGCGGACACCTACGCAAGAGACATAAAAATCCTCCCGGAAGAGTGTTTTCACGGGCATACGGTAACTCCGAACACCTATACTCTCCACCACTCGTTAGGGTCCTGGGTCTCTAATCAGCATTCCCCGGTGAGGAAGCGTAAATAGTTTTCGCGTGACATCCCCATTAAACGGGCTTATCTCCAATTCACATGGGTCTTAACCTCCAACTTCAGGCGTTATCTCTTCCTTCTGGGGCCGAATTTGAGGGTACCCGTCAACTCCTGCAAAACTCAATCGCCCAGTATATGGCGATTACGGGCGAGGAAAATTTTAACGGAATAAATTTTGGCCCGACAACCCCACTTCCTGCCGATCAGGATAAACCTTGGTTCAAAACGGACGGGTCTTTCCACGCCATTGGTTGGTTTGCCTGGAGTGGGTCGGCCTGGACCCCTAGCCCGCTTATTCCGCAGTACGGCACTTTCTCCGCCGCGCCGACTGGCACTTCTCCAGGACAACTCTACTACGCGACGGATATTAATCGGCAATGCCAGTGGAACGGTTCGGCCTGGGTGACTGCCGATGGCGGCCAAGGTGAGGTGCGGTTTGTACGCGGAACGAACATCACGACCATTTTGACGAATAACCCCGGCTGGGCGCAAGTAACCGACGCCGCCGCTACGGTACTTGGCGTGGCCGGGGATGGTACCGCCAACGGCTGGTCTAATCGCTCCCCCGAGACCCATCTCGGCGAGGAGCAGCACACCCAAACGCTCGACGAACTTGTTGAGCATGGCCATACCGCAGATGTGAATAACCCCGCAGGTGTAGCCGGGGCGCAGGCGGGCTCCAACTCGGCGATTAAGCAGGACACGACTATTACCACTTCACTCGTGGGTGGAGGGCTCCCTTTCAACGTCATGCAACCTACCTGGTTCCTCTACGCGATCCAAAAACTATGATCGTCGAGTCTATCCCCTCTTACCTCGCCAAGAACGAACCTCTATACGAGAAGTTCGACCGGGCAGAGGCTGAGATTGTGCAGCGGTTTGTCCCCGTGGAGATGCCGATTCACCACCACTTCATCAGTTCTCCTAATATGAAGATGTATATTCGGGAGATTTTCATCCCGAAGGGCACGATTCTCACGTCCCGCATTCATAAAGTCCCTAGCCCCTTCTCCATACTTGAGGGTGAAGTTCTCGTCGGGGATTCGCACGGTATTACCCATATAAAAGCCCCCTTTCATGGCGTGAACGAGCCTGGTGTGAAACGATTGGTAGAAACGCTGAAGGATACCGTCTGGGTGGCGTTTTACGCGACAGATAAAACCGATCTAGCGGAAATCGCCAACGATATTATTTTTGAGCGCGAGAATGATCTACTGACCGACGAGGAAAAACTTCGCTGGGTGGATCTGACCAAAGGAGTTCTTTTACAGTGATACCCAACTTTGAATTTTTCGGCGGTCGAAATACCCTGAAACTAATTCCGCAACCCCGGTACGTGTGGGCAGCGGTTGCTGGCGCGGTTGTGTCTGCTGGCACGGCGATTTATTCCGCCTCGAAGAATAAAAAAGTCGCGCCGGGTCAGGCTCCACAGATCGATCCTCAGGCTGTGCAGGACCAGACGATCCAGGGGAACATAAAAAACCAGGCGGATATTGAGAAACTCACTGCCAGCACCAACTCTTTCGACCAGTCGCAGGCTATCAGTCTGATGAACCAAGCAATGCCGGGGTATAGTTCGCTCGCGGGTAAACTCACCTCTCGGGCCAGCGATCTAGCGAGCAATCCGTACTCGGTTCCCGCTGATGTGCAGCAAAATCTTAGTCGTCTTGCGGCTGAGAAGGGCGTATCGACCGGGCGCTCGGGTCAGGCCGGACAGTTTTCACTTTTGCGTGATCTTGGGGTGAACGAACTTCAATACGGGCAGTCCAACTTGAATCAGGCGTCGGGTTTGACCAGTCTCCTTTCGTCTATTGCCCCGAAAGTGAATCCGATGTCCCCGATGTCGATGTATTTGAGCCCCGCTCAAGCCCTTGGACAGGCCAACGAGAATGCCGACCGTGCGCAAGGCGGTCTCAACGCCGCGGCAGCCGCCCAGAATGCAAACGCCCAAACGAACGCCAACATGTGGGGGCAGATCGGTGGGGCAGCCAGTGGGCTTCTGAGTAATTCCTCCGCTATGGGCAGCATCGGGTCGATGCTTAACAGCAACCCTTCTGGTGCAGATATGAGCGCCACAGGGGCTTACACGGATATGCTTGCCGCGACTAAGAACGGTATCGCTACAGGTAACCAAAACCCTAAATAATATGCCCGTCTATTCCGAATTTCAAAGCGAGGGCGATGCCGGTCAGGCTTTTAACCAGGGCCAAAACGCGGGTATGTCCATGATGGAACGCGCTCAACAGATGGAGCAACGCGGCGCGCAGGAAGAGCGGCAGAAGGCGATTTTTCAAGCCGCGATGCCGGTGATACAGGCCAAGAATCAGGCGGATCTCGCAACTGCCCATGAGACAATTCAGAATGCGGTTTCTGTTCAGAACCAGAGACAGCAAATACTCCCTATCTTAGCCCAAGCGCGGACAGAGTTTCACAACAACCAGTTTATTCCTGACATCAATGAGCGGGCTGCGGCGAATACGCAGTGGCTTGGGAAGTATGCCCAAATCGCTAATATACCGGATTACAAGGGCGAATTCGATACGTATAACCACCTATCTACCCAAACGACTCAGGATCAGATGAAGATCGCCACACTGGCTAATCAGAACGATATGATGAGTCAGAAGTTGAAAATGAGTGAGACTTTAATGGGGGATAAAGTCGCATCTTCAGAGAAAATTGCAGGGCTAAAATACCAGACTAATTTAGATATAGCCAACGCCAATATTGCTTCACGCAATCTGATTGCTAGTGGTAAACAAGGTGACGCGGCTGCGATTCAGAATGATATGAATGCGATCAATCAAAATCTAGCCGCAGGGAATCAGGGTACGGCGGATACGATTGCTCAGGCAATGCAGACAAAATATGGGCTTAAGCCTAATCAGATCGCCGATAGTCTCTCTAAACTAGCCGATGGGGATGATCGGTCTGCTGCAGTTGCGAAAGCTACAGGTAACGAGGAGAATTTTCAGAAGTACTCCGCAAAAGCTCAACTTCTCCGCACCCAAGCGGAAGGGATACTAAGCAAGGCCACTACGCCAGTGACGGCAGCACCTGTCACGGCAACCACTTCACAGCCAAAGAATGTCACCCCTGAAGAGTATGCGAAAATCCCTTCGGGCGGAAAATACATGTGGAACGGGCAGGAAATAACCAAAAAATAAATGCCCGCCAATGATACTTGGACCCCACCTGAAGTCTCGGCAATAGGGCAAGCGCCGGATACCGGAACTCAGACCGCTTGGCAGCCCCCCGAAGTGGCTGAAACGAAATCTTCATGGGTTCCCCCCGAGGTGGCGAGTCTGAGTAAGCCTGCCGCTGATGAAGGCCCGCAACTTCGCGCCGCTACACCGGGGGATGAAACCCGCTGGGCATCACAAGATACTTGGATGGGGCGTATAGAATCCTCGATTAGGGGTACTGCAACTGATCTCGGCGCGTCTATACAAGGCCGCTATACCGCTGCGCAGAAGGCTTTTGATACTCGGTATTCTGCGACTCCAGGGGATGGAGCTAAACCGGTATTTCCCGCCCTATTGAGCGCCGCTGGAGCGGCAGTATCGCCTTCGCCCGGCGAAGCCTTGAACTCTCAGCGGAAAGCAGAATTGGCGGTAGGTGGGGCACAGTCGCTTAAAGAGGCGCAAGAACTCAAAGATGTTCAGGGTAACTATGAGCACCAGTGGCTCCCGATAGCGGAACCCGGGCAGACTAATTTCTTGGGCCACAGTGATGCAGTTCAGGCGTTGATGAAGCCAATCACTAAAGAAGATGACGACACTAAAGTACCTTTTACCGGGGGTACGATCCCCCTAAGTGCAGTAAAGGCGGTATATCAGCCAGTGGCTAAAACAGTAAATTCTCTAGTCACGCCGGAAAACGCGTTAATAACCGGGCTTACCGCTGGGGCAGGAGAAATTCCGGCAATAGGGAAAGCGGTATCTACATTTTTCGGAGTGCAGATGGGGGCGGGTTCTCTCCAAGCGGTCAAACATCTTCAGGAGTTAAACTCGGACCCCAATGCCACAGGGGCACAAAAAGTCTCGGCGGGTATAGAAGCGGGGATTGGAGTGGCAATGGCCAAGTCACTATTAACTCATGCAATTTCTGGGGAGGCGAAGGCGCAGATAGAAACCCTCCCCCCGGAGCAACAATTAGCTGCGGTATCTAAAGAGGTAGGCACGTCCCCCGAGCAACTACTCAAGGATGCCTCAGATCAGATGGAATTAGACTTCAAAAATAGCAAAGTCGAAGTCCCACCAGAGCATGTCCCCGTTACGATTCGCCGGGAAGATGGAACGGAGTATCAAGCCGGAATGGCCGGATACCAAGATGGCGTGCCGGTCATCACGAATTTAGAGACGCATTCCACCACGCTTTTAGGTGATAAGGAAAATATCGTCGGGGATATGCCTGCGCCAGAACTATGGGAGCGTACCTCCGCGGGTAATAAACTTTCTACTTCTCCGTTTGAGGAGTGGGTTCCCCCTGAAGTGAGGGGGGAAACTACTCCTACCGCCAACGTGACGGTGATGGGCAGCCATACCCAGGTTGAAATTCCCGGCGAAGGGGATCGTCCGGCATTCTCCGGTACGCCCGAGCAGGCGCGAGATGCGGGCTTCGACGTGCCGACAGATGGGCTAGAGGACGGGTCGCATAAAGTACCGATTGAGCCCCCACTCGACCCGAACATAATAGGTATAACCAAGAAGCTCATGAACCAGCGGCGCGTAGCAGCCGGACTCCCGGAGTTTGAACCCTTAGAAGTCCGGTCAGATCAAGTAACTTGGGACAAGACCTTAGCAAAAGTCGCTGCGGACCCCACTCTCCCAGCGCGCAACATCGAGGAACTTAGGTCGGGTAATCGAGTGCCTACGGATGCTGACGAAGCGTTAAACCGATACCGCATTGCAGAACTGGAAGTTGAGAAAACCGAGGCTACTAATCGAGTGAACTCCGCTATAGAGAAGGGCGAAGTGCCTGATATGGCGGACCGGCAAAAAGTGGAAGAGCTTCTAACCAAGCAAGTGGACGCGATGGATGTCATTCGCGCAAGTCACGCTGAAACGGGACGCAGTTTACGGGCCATCCAGCTGATGACCGACTTGGATTTTTCCGCCCCGAAACTGATCTCCGAACGTCAGGCGCTCTCCGGGGAAAAACTAACGCCTGAGAAGATGGCCGAGACTCGCGATATTGCCGAACGAGTCAAGACGACCCAAGCCGCGCTGGAGAAAATCACGGCAGAGCGGGATGCCCTCCTTGCTGAGAAAACGTCCAAAGCGGCACACGAAGAGTTGGTCAAGAAAGTCGCGGAGGAAACGGAAGCGCCAGAAGCCGAGAAGCCCGCAAGGGCCAAAACCCCATCGAAACTGCGCGAGTATATCAAGACCCAGGCCGAAGCCGCCCGGCAGCGTGTGCGCGAGCGTACCGGTGAACTCCATGCGGGTATAGACCCAACACACCTTACCGATTTGGCGATTATCGGCGTGGAACATCTGACGCGCGCGGGGGAGAACCTCGCTGCCTTCACTAAACGTATGGCGGATGACGTAGGTGAGTGGGTGAAGCCCTATATTGAACAGATTTTTGGTGAAGCGAAAAAGATGCGCGATTCGATGGCGAAGGACTTCACCCCGAAAGAAGTGGTGGATGCCATCGGGAAGAAGCTCAGCACCGGCGGTGACGTAACCCCTGAATTCCGCAAGTTGGCCCGCGAGGCAATTGAACTCGGCATGACGGATCGCAACCGCGTGATTGACTTCGTGCACGACCAGATCCGCGAGACCGCTCCCGAGATGGACCGGCGTGCTGTGCAGGACGCTATTTCCGGCTACGGGAAGTTTCGTGAGCTGAGTAAGGACGAGATTACGCAAAAACTGGCAGACGTATCCGCTCAACTCCGCCTCGTCTCGAAACTGGAGGACATCCTCGCCGGTAAAGAGCCAGAGAAGACCGGGGTTGAGCGCCGGGCTCCATCGGAAGAGGAGACTGCACTCCGCAACAAGATTGCCGAACTAGAGAAAAAGGCTAATGAAGACGTTGCAGTATCCGCCGCGCTGACTCGTGAGAAAACGGCGATTGAGAAGCAGATCACCGAACTGGAGCGTAAGACTTCAACAGGCGATCTCTCCACCAAAGGACAGAAGGTAAACCGTCCTGCTGCCGATCCTGAGCTTGAACTTCTGAAACAGCGCCGGGACCAGTTGAACCGCAAGCTGACCGACATGCGTCGTGAGGCCGCGCCGAAAGCAGACCCGAACCAGACTCGGTTGAAGGCGATGAAGACGCGCCTAGAGAATAGCACGAAAGAGTTTCAGCGTCGCTTGGATGAAGGTGACTTCACCGCGAAGAAACCTCGGGCTCCAATCACCGATCCTGCAGTGGAGAAGGCGAAGGCGGAGAACCTAAAAGCTAAACAAGCATATCAGGATGCTTTAGCGCGGGATCGAAACGACAAAGCTGGAATATACGCTCATGTGGTTAATCGGTTCCTGAAAGTTTACCGTGGATTTATATTAAGTAGTCCTGTGGTGATCGCCAAAATATCGGGCATGTCGGTGTTTCGTGCTATCTCCCATCAGTTGGATGAGGTTGCGGGGGAAGCTATACATAGACTCCCCGGCGTTTCCCAAGCATCTAAATACGCCCCTATTGAGGGTGGGGGGTACCAGTTCGATGCTGAGGTACAGGCGTTGACGAAAATTGCCCTGGCGGGCCACGATCTAATAACAAAACTGACTGGTAAGGAGACAGACATCGAGATCCTATGGGGTAAACACCATGCGGATCTAGCGGACCGCTCCACAACTTTGGGGAAGATAGGTGCGGGGATAGATACCGCGGCCGACTATCCGGGGCAAGTTCATGCCGCAATAAAAGCTCCGATTAAACGCCTCGCCTATGAATTTGCAGTAGCGAAGGGGATAAACTGGGCGCGTAATAATGGGTTCGATGTGTACGATCCAGCGGTTATAGCCAAGATCAAGATCGCCGCCTATGAGTACGCAAATCGGAATATCGCCATGCAGGATAGTGCTGCATCGAAAAAGATGGGCCAGCTTTTCTCCATTGAGTATGACAAAGCGACCGGGGAAGCGACCCCCGGTAGCGTAACTGCCCATCTCGTGGGGGGGATAGTTCTCCCAGTGAAAAAAGTACCGGTTAATATCGTAGCAGAGGCTTTCGAGTACTTAGCCGGGACAGAGACGGGGTCTATTCGGCTGGCTAAAGCCCTTTATCAGGGGGTAGAAACTCTGAAGGATAATCCCGCCCAGGCGGATATGATTATGCGGGAACTCAAAAAGGGGGTAGTGGGTAAGGCCATACTGCTCCTCGGATTTTTTACCGCAGAATCAATTGGCGGATTGTACGACCCGAAGAACAAGAAGCGTCCGGACGAAACTCAGGCGGGCGAGGTACGCATACCCTGGCTATCGGGACTGGTTAAAAACGGGGATGTTCCGGCATACCTACTCCATCACCCAATGATGGAGGATCTACAATTCTCAGCCTCTATTTTTCATGGACTTAATGCCCCTCTCCGCATCCCGACCACCCATAAAGGTATGCTTGCCGCTCTCGCTAAAGGGGAGGCTACGCCTCTTGAAGTTACGGCAAATGCTTTATTTGATCTCGCGGCAGAAGTGCCTTTGGCCCGAACCGCAACGACGGTGGCGAAGTTAGCGAACTCGAATACTCGTCCAGCAGCGGCGAAAGACATTCTCCAGGGCATCGTCGTTCCCCAGGGGCTCTCTTGGGTCGCTCGGTACACGGACAAGAACGCTCAAGGCGAGCCGATCAAGCGTGAGGCCACGACAACCGTGGAGCACATCAAGGAAGCGGTCCCCGGATTGCGCGAAACACTGCCGGTCAAAAAATAACCTGCCGTAAGTTCGGCAGAATCCCATTCCGCTTATTCATACTAGCGGTACGTCCGTCGCACTGATGCCCCCAGCCCATCTTATGGTTGATCGGCAACTGGCGTGCGTACACCTCGTCGTACCGCTTCGCCAGCCGCTCTACGCCGCCAAGATGCTTGAAATGGAGTAGGAAAGTCTCGGGGGTCGAGTAAGCGGTAGGGTTTGAGAACGAAGCCCCGGAAATGAGCTTCCCGGAGCATCCGTGAGCCCCGAGGCCATAATAGATCTCTTTCACCCGTTTCGCCGAGAACATCGCTGGTTTAGCGTACCATTGATTGTCCGGCGCGCCCATCTTCACTTCATCGTAAATCTGGCCGTCAGTTGTGGGGAAGGTGTCCGTGAACATCTCGTACCCGTAAGGCTTCACCACGTTCACGCCCTGACGCTCATATTCTGCGATCGTCTGCTCCGTTCCTTTTGGGAAGTAGATCAGCTCGTCCGCATCGACAACGATCACCCAGTCAGCCGTGGTGCCTTTCCAGCTCTCGTCCTTCACCCGGCAATACTCGTGCTCGTCAATCACGCCGCCCGTGTGTCGATCCGCCCGCTCCACGCCTGCCGCTTTGATGATCTCACGGGAGCCGTCGGTGCTCTGGTCGTCATGGACGACGATACGAGAGCAGAAGGTTTTGTAGTGGCGAAGTGAATACCCGATAATGTCGGCTTCGTTCCAGCAGAGGATATGGGCTTCTACGTTCACGACGTTTTAACTGCCGCCACCTGCCAGGCTTTGTGGATGACATTGAGGTGCGCAGCGTAGGTTTTGAGGAAGAAGTCGATGGCGAACTTGGGCCGGTCAATCTCGTTCGGCGTGAGAGTCCAGCCGTAGTCGTCCCAGATCATCACTCCGCCGACCTTCAGAAGGTCGAAAGCCATGACCGAATCCCTGATGACATTGAGCGAGTCATGGCAGCCATCAATGTAGACGGTATCCAGGGGGGTCTTGAACTTCTTCAACATTTCGTTGGATTGCCCTTTTAGGATAGCGATCTGCTTGAAGCCCTTCAGTCGCTCGCGGGCGGCGGCTTCCACCTCGGAGAACTTGACCGACTTATCGTACTCGGGCGAGCCCTCGAACGTGTCTACGCAATAATAGAGCGACTTCGGGTCGGTGAAGATGCGCGTACACATCGACTCGGCGGACTCGCCGCGACAGGTGCCAATCTCCAGACCGACAGCGGGTTTCCCCTTCAGGTGGGCAAGCCACTGCTCCCACTTGGGGCCGTGGACTTCATCAGTCTCAGATAGACGTGGGGGTTGTATACTCATAGGTGTTTCGATTGGTTTAGGTTCTCCGAAGATGCGGTACGCCTCGGCATTCGGGCCGAGCATGGCGGTGAGTTTCGTCAGTTGGGGGTCGAGTTGTACGCCGCGTCCGGGCGACATGATATGGCCAGCCCCGTAGCCGAACTTGCCCGGCATCCCTTTGATTCCTACCACGAGGCGAGTTGATTGCGGGTAGTCCTGCGGGCGGACAACGAGTTTCTTGAATGGGTGCTGCACGTAGTTCCAAAGGCGGATGTCGATGTACGGGCAATCCGTGGTGGCGGCGCGCAGTAATTGCGGGAAGAGCGACACCTTGAAAGACGTGGAGCAAAAACTGGAGTGCTGGGAATTTCGATGGGAGAACCAAGTGCGAGAGTTGACGTTGTAGTAGGTCGCATCACCTTCGCCTACCAAGTCGGCAGAGCCAAGCCACTTCTCTACGTTCTCAAGGTAGGTTGGGGCATACCCGTCGTCATTTTCCCAAATTACTACGGCATCGCCCTTTACGAGATTATCTTTAACCATTCGCCGGATTTTCGCGGCGAGACTACCTTTCCCTCTGTACTCCGGCCAGAAGTGATACTCTTGCCCCCGTGTGCAGACCGTTTGCGGGTCATCGTCATCTAGGCATAACCACTGGTCGGGCTGGCGCGTTTGCTGGGAGACGTATTTTTCGCAGAGTGCCCAGGCTTCGGGGCGATAAACAGCCGTGGTGACTAGGGTGAGTTTCATGTCTCGTGCGCGAACCGATGCGTCTGTAAATATGTCGCCCACTTCTGGCGGAGATAGTTGTGGTTCTGGGCGAAAAACTTTTTCACCTCGGGCACTAGATAGCTTGTACTTCCCGGTTTGTGGTGGATCGGGAAGTCGGCGATGTGGATGGTGTATCCTAACGAACGCATCCGTATGCACAAATCTGCATCCTCCGCGTAAGCCCACTTTAAGTTCGGATCAAAGAGCCCGTGTTTCTTCACGAGGTCAGTACGCACCACGAGGCAAACGCCCTCGATGTACTCCACCACACCCCCCTCCAGCCCACCGACGAAATTATCCCGCAGTCTACAGCCTTTCGGCCCGACAACCGCCGCTTTCGGGTTGATCGCGAACTGCCGTTTGATTTTGCCCAGCCAACCCAGGGGCAGGACGCAATCGTCATTAACCATAGCAAACAGCGGAGTATCCGTCATATGGAGCGCCCGTTTGTTGGGCTCGATGAAGCCTTCGTTTGTTTCGTTTACGACCATGCGGACATTGGTGTAGGTATCCGCGAGGATCTGGAAATATGCCGCTGCCTCGATATTACCATTGGCGGTTAGGATTAGGTCGAATTGCCCGCCACCGTTCAAGACGGACTTAATGCAGAGCTTGGCTTTCTCCAGTTGGGTGTAGGTGATGATTGAGATAGTGGTTCTCATGGCGTATGCCTATTGTTAAGTTTATTCAGCTCTTCGGTAAAACCCCGCCAAGGATTCCCCATTAGGTCATTGAACCGAACCTGTAGGTTTGCCTGCTCTATTTTTCGCGCACGGCTTGATTTGATATACATCAGAATCACGAGAAACCATGTGACGGGGGCTAGAATTGCGAATAAGATTATCATGGCCTCAGCGCATCTACCTTGCTCACGATTCGTTCCGGCGTGATCGACGCGAGGACGGAGCAGAACTGCTCCTGGCGGCAGGGCATCGGGGGGAAATGGAGGCCGTTCTTCGCGTGCCACCGGCAGTTCTTGCACTCACCTTCACCGGTGATGGCGTGCGTGAGCGGGGCTTTAGCCGTGCGGGTTTGCCAGGAGAACGCCCCGAACAAACCGACCGCGGGGACGTCGAGAGCATGGCAGAGGTGAAGGAGTGCGGAGTCCACGCCAACGAAGGCGTTGCACTGCGAAAGGAGCGCGGCGGACTCGCGGAAGGTCAGTTTCTCCGTGGTCATGTTGTGGACATAGGTCCGCTTCATGTTCGGCGCAAACTCTGGGATCTGTCCCGGATGCCCGAATAGGAAAACTTCCCATCCCCGATCGTCCAGACCGAAGATTACTTTTGCCCATAGGTCTAGCGGATAGTTGCGGTTCTTCACTGACGCGGCGAGTTGGATGCCGACGCGGGGCCGGTTGCTCGTGATCCAGTTCTTCGCGAGGGATTTCTCGTCGTCTGTGGCTACGTACACGGGTTTGTAGTCTGTGACTGTGACGCCGAGGGCGTTTGCGAAGGCATCGGTGGCGTGTTCGGTGTTGGCCAACTCCATTACGTTTTCGAGAGATTGAATGAACCAATAGTTCTTCACCTCGGAAGCGTTCAGCGGGTAGGGAACGAGGGAATCAAAAAGCGCGGTGTTCTCGAAAAGAGGGAAATGCTCTTTCCGGCAGCAGAGGTGGAAGGTGCATTTTGGCTGAGTCTTTTTATATGCCTCGATTACTGGGGTGAGGAAGAGGAGGTCTCCGATTGCGCCGGAGCGCATTAGCATGATCTTCGCTGGTTCGGTTTCAATGGCACCAAAAACTACCGTGCCTTTGTTCTCTAGGCGAGCCTTGTCCCGATCCGACATGAGAGCTAACTCGAAGGCGTTTTGGTCCTGGAGTATCCACTCGCCGGGTTGTAGCATGCCGATGGAGCCGCCAACGTGTAGCGGGGCGCTGAGATTTAAGATGTGCATTTTACGTCGTAGGGGTTTGGATTGATCGTGGGAGGGCATAGTGCCCACAAAAGAACTTCCGATGCTGCCCGACTATAGGAGTACCCGTGTCTCTTTGCGTATACCTTAACCTCTCGGGACACTTCCGGGTCCAATCGAACTTGGAGCTTGCTTTTCTTTTTCACGTGGGGCATTCGTGGGGCACGAAAGAATTGATGTCAACCATGAAAAAAGATCTCACGCAGGAAAGACTCAAAGAATTGTTGAGCTATGACCCGGAGACGGGGGTGTTTACTCGTCGAGTGGATCACGGGAAACTCTTTAAGGCCGGAGACGTAGCCGGGGGGTTGCGCGGGGGCAAGTATTGTACTGTAGGTGTGGATTACCACAGATACCAGATGCACCACGTAGTTTGGCTTTATGTTTACGGTGTATGGCCCACCGAAGAGATGGATCACATAAACGGAGACCCTTTCGATAACCGTCTAGCGAATCTACGCCCGGCAACTAGGCAGGAGAACGCCCGGAATTTAAGACTGCCTAGGCATAATACCTCCGGAGCGAAAGGAGTGTATTGGGCTAAACGCGCAAAGAAATGGGTGGCCAATATCCAGACGGGGGGTAAATGCCGGTATCTGGGGTCTTTCGACCTACTTGAATCCGCGAAGCTGGCGTATGAAGCCGCAGCCGAAAAATATTTCGGCGAATTTAGGAGGACTGCCTAATATGCCAGCCAAGGAGTCGGATTGTATAGAAAAATACGGATTGCTATGGAAGAAATCCGAGGGCGCGAATCTGCTCAATATCGAACTCGCCGCGTACCGCGATCCGGTGATGTATAAAACCGGGATGTCGAGGGAACACCATTTCCGTCAGGCGTTCTCCTACATGTGGCCGGAGAGCGTATTTACTTGGAACGACTGGGCTCAGCTCATGTGTTGGAGCTGGTGCGAATACAATTTCATATCCATCATGGGCCATGCGAGTGCGGGTAAGACCTTCAACACGGCGCATTTTGTCCTGCTGGATTACCTGTGCGCCCCCCAGGCTACCGCCACGAGTCTTGTGACGACCAAGTTCGATGCTCTAAAGGGGCGGCTTTGGGGCGATTTTCTGATAGCCATAAATAACGCTAAAACACGGGACGTTATAAACAACACCTTTCGAGTTACCAGCACTACCAATGAGCTTAAATTCTATTTACGAGGGGATGCAGTAGACCAGAAATTCTTGGTACAGGGAGTAGCGATTGATAGGGGGGATTCTAACGCCGGAAAAATCCGTGGTCACCATGTACCTCGTCGCCGTATCATCGTGGATGAAAGTCAGGACGTAAGCGACGGCATATATCTCGCTATAGATAACGCCATGACGGGTGGAGAGTTCAAAGGCGTATTGCTTACGAACCCCGTAGAGAAGCAGTCAAGTTACGGCGAGTGGAGTAAGCCAAAAGAAGGTTGGGGGTCTATCGACGACTCTACGCTATTCTGGGAGAACAAAAGGGGGATAACTCTTCACCTCGACGGTCGGCAGTCACCAAACGTGAAAGCCCGAAAGACGGTGAACCCCAACCTGATGTCGTATGAATATTTCGAGAAGCTAGATTTGTCTACAGTAGAAGGTTGGATGTTCGGTATCGGTTTCTTCCCACCGGACGGGACCATTGCGAAGATCTGGCCATCGAACACCATCGAGAAAGCCCGTCGGAGTGAAGCCTTCGACTTCGCCGCCACCCCATGCGCTACTCTCGATCCTGCTTTCGATAGCGATGATTGCTTCTTTATCGTCGGAGAACTCGGTACGTTACGCGACGGAAAGCCTTGTTGCTGTGCTCGGGAGTCTATCATCATCCAGACCAAAGTAGGCCCGGGTTTTCCTGAGAAAGACTTTCAAATCGCCCGTGAGTGTATCCGTCTGTGCAAAGAGCGTGGCATTCAGCCGGAGAACTTTATTCAAGATCTTACCGGCAATGCCAGAGGCGTTTACGCTATTATGCGCAATGAGTGGACCCCAATGCCGGGGCGCGGGCAAGTGCAGGGCATATATTACGGTGGCGAAGCGACGGATCGCCCGCTCCGTACCGACGACCCCCTTGGCGCAAACGAGCAGGTTAAACGCTTCGTGACGGAGCTGTGGCTTCGTGCATCGTATCTAGCCCGCGACGGAATGCTCTGTGGCCTCGATAATATTGACCCGAAAGTTACCGTAGATTTAGACGCTAGGCGGTACACATTGGTTCAGGAGAGCGACGGTAAACGCATGGTCGCAGAAACGAAGAAGGATTTGAAGGCGCGCATCGGTCGGTCCCCAGACGGAGGTGATGCCTTCTGCCAATTTGCCGAGCTGATGGTCCGCAAAGGTCTGCTCGGCGGCAAAGTCGCAGGTCTAGCCATCAACAATTGGGACCAGATGCGCGCCCGCGCTAAATTTCATCAGAAACGTCACATCAACGAATTTTCACATGGATCTACCGCAACTAAATAACCTATTGATAGATACTAAAGCCTTCGAGTGGATACGCCAGAATTATATTAGCATGGCCGGGTTCACGTCGGCCGTGAAATGCAGAAACCGATCCGCCCGACAGTTCCTCTACCATGCTTTCTTTAGCCGCAATCGCACCCCCCGTTGGGACGCGTCTTTTAGTGTAAAAAAACAAGAATACAAAAATTTCATGTCATGGCCCTACTAAGATTCAAAAATGAGAAGCCTGCGTATTCAGGATTCAACTACCTCCAGAAAGAAACTGCGTTAATCCTCACCGGGGATTCCCTGGGCGAGCTAACCCGCAAAGTAATCGACCACCGTAAGCACAAGAATCTGCCGTTCGGCTCCGAGGCTGACGTGCAGAAAGAAATCGAGCGGTGGATCTGTGGCCGGCTTGGGAACAACGAGTGCATAGCTGAAGGTCCGGACGACTCTTGGGTACCCACGCCTCAGGACAGCAACGTAATGAGCCTGGAGAAGATTGTCGGCTTTAGCACCGCCGCCTGGACCTGGCTGAAGAGCGGGGGAGAGTTCGTGGCGAAAGAAGAAGCTCAACGTCGGGCCGCGATCTGCTGGGGGTGCGCAGCAAACGTCGATCAAGGGCACGAGTGCTTTACGTGCTCACTCAGCAAGCTCGTCCGCTCAGCGGTGCCCGACGACCGCAGGATAGCCGGTCTTCACAGCTGTCAATTCTGCGGCTGTGATCTTGTGAGCAAGGTCAATTTGCCTGATGCGGCTATCATCGCCTCTAATGCCAATCGGGGTTTAATCTTCCCTAGCTGGTGCTGGCAAGTTAGTCTTGCAAAGAAACCCGATGCCTGACAGTAGCAATCTCATGGCATCCTACCGCCCACGTTTTGCCGGTCGCCCAGCCGCGCCGCGAGTTGAAAACCTCAACGGCCAAAAAGAGGCATTCCCGCAGGGGGCATCTCCTGCTCGTCCTGAAAAGTACGATGTAGTTTCCGGCCCGGCTCCGATGAAGACCACGAATGCTTTCCACGCCAGCGGACCGACCACTTCTACTCCGAAAATCGGCCTCGGGCTTGGTTTCTGATGCAACTGCGCCCCTACAGATCTCCGACCATAGGGGCTTCTCGAAGCCAGCAGAAGTTCATGCGCCAATTCGTGCAAAATAGACTCAGGGTATTGACCCCTCAGTTGGGGCTTAATCTAGGCTTCGATTCCGTTGGGCGCGGGGTAGTCCCGCCGCCGAGCGGTAATACTTACCTTAACCCTTCAGGATTTAGCTACTTTCGACCAGATGGGGCGTCTATATACCTACGACCATGAGCGATTTAACCACGAGTACTGCCGTCGATACCTTTATGCAGTCAGCGAGTGTCGCCGCTGCGCGTACCTCGCTTGGTCTTCCTATCGCTAATATAGGGTCAACATCGTTCACTTCTTTTAATAATATAGCGATAAATCCCCATGCTACTATTATTTATAAGGGGTATTTTTATGTATTCGATGTAGCCTTAGCATCGGCCTGTAAGATAAATGCTATTGATTTTTCCGATGTTATATATAGTACTGCTACTCACCCGATGGCACAGATTTGCGACGGTGGTGACGGGTTTTTATATGCTGTAAGCAATGTCACTCCCGTTCATATTTATAGGATCGACCCTGTCACGCTGGCTAATACGGACATGGGGAATACTACATTGGGACTGGGTTCGCGTCCATCTATCTGTTCCGACGGACTAGGCAATTTGTACGTTGTCGCTAGCAACGGTATTCAGAAATGGACTACAGGCGGAGCTCAGCTTGCCAGTGTCACCAATACGCTGCTCCTGTTGAAGGGCCATTGTATCGTCTATGCTGGCGGGTCTGTTTTTGTTACATCATCGGCAGGCGGTAGTGTCGTGCTGAAATTGTCTTCTAGTACCTTGACCGGTAGTAGTATCGCCCTTTCTACACCTTTCATCGCTACCGATGATATGGCTTTTGACTCTACTTACTTGTATATTTTTTCTGAGTCCGGCGATCAGGGCGGAATCGGAGCGCGTGAACCCAGAATGGCGCGGGTAAAGCAATCTGATTTATCGGCTACTTATTATCATTTGGATTTGCCTAGCTACGGCGGCGTATTTGACGGAAATCGCACGGTTTGGATTTTATACGGTAGTGATACTACGTTGTCAGGCGGACGCATGGCCGCATTTGATACCGTGAACGCGACACTGACTCCGTATGTCACTAACCTTCCGGGCATCCCTAATGAGGTTGCGGTTGTGGGTGGTACGTCATTGATCGTTACTACCTGGGGTGTGGGCGGAGGGAAGATACTCACCGTGGTCCCGCAGCTAGACGTCAGGGCAGTTGGTTTGGATGGCGTCCAAACGAGGGACTGGTCTGCCCCTTTTGCTGTGGCTGAAGACATTGATACCGGCAATACCACGCTCTATTTGCAGTCGAGTAATTTGTTTCAGCTTCTCGCGACTGTGCCCGGCGTTATCACCGCAGATTTTTCGTTTTTTCCTGCGGCAGGTGTCAACTCATCGACTCTGTTCGTGCTCACGATTGCGAACTACGGCGTGGGCGGTGTGACTAAGACATTCGATCCTGCGGTTTTTGTTGACTCTAACGGCGTGGTCGTTGCGCCTGTGACAGTGCCTGCGTCGGGCACGGCTGTGTTTCAGTTTATGTTTATCGGTACGGATTTTGGGAGTACTGGTCCCGTCATCCTAGAAGTATCCAGAAAAATTCTAAGTTAATATTATGAACTCCACCAAACAAGCGCGTCCTACTTCGACGCCCAAGACCGTTACCTTCGTGAAGGGTGTCAAGCCTTTCGCTCCGATGTGCAACTCCCGCGTCAGCCCGAAGTCGAAAACCGCCCCGAAGATCTGCGACTGCAACGGGAAATAATCTTCTGTGGCCAACAACAAAGGCAAAGCCCCACCCCCAAAGAAGCCTGTAGCGGTATCCAAGACTCCGATACAGAACGATTGGGATCGCGTCACTTCGTATCGCCGGGTTGATTCCGTAGGCGGGGCGCGAACGATTTTCAACCGCTTCATCACGGACAACGTGATGCGGTCGAACACGATTGCACAGACACGCAATCAACTGGAGGGTGGACGGCCTTTCTCCCCGGAGGATCTCGAATCCCAGGGTGCAGCATGGCAGACCAATATCAACTTCGGGGATGCACAGTCGTCTCGGGATCGCGACTTCCTCCCCTACTGGCAGCTCATTAACGAGGTGCCGCACCGTGCTGCCTTTGAGATAGATTCCACTTCGACCGATTGCGAGAAGTGGACGGCCTCTTTCTCGGAGGCCTTTGACGAGTTCCATGAAGATTGGGCGGCAAGCTACTTCGTGGAGTTCATGAAGTTCGCCAAGAACTTCATCGACTTTGGCCCAGGTATTGTGCAGTGGCAAGACAGCGAAGACCCCCGATACAAATCGGTCAATGTCCAGCGTGTTTACTGGCCTAAAAACACGTCGATGAACCCCGACTCCTGGGAGGTTATGGCCCTCGTGCGCGATGTAGGGGCGTCAGAACTTTATGGGTACATACGCGATGCTGAAACAACTCGTAAGGCTAAGTACGCCGGTTGGAATGAGAATGCTATTAAGGCTGCTATCGTTCAAATGGGGCAGGCAGGTAGCGGACAGTTTCCCGACTATCGCGATTACACACGATTCCAGGATCTTCTCGTCAATAACGACATCGTTATCACAACCCCCTTTCAGCCGATTACGTGTGTCTGGCTCTACGTCAAGAATTTTGACGGTAAGATCGGCTGTTACGTCTTCCCGCAGAATAAAGGCGTGGAGGAGTTCCTTTTTGAAGACGATGCCTACACCGACGATTGGCGGCATCTGTTAGGTGCGGTTTGGTACGACACCGGCACCGACGGAATGATTCACTCCATCAAAGGGTTTGGCATAAAGAATTTCTTCTTCTCTTCGCTCCTCAACCGGATGAAGTGCCGCATGGTAGATGGCGCGGCGATCTCGTCAGGCCTCACCTTCCAGTACACGGGCGAAAATCTTCCGGCTGAATCCCCACCGGTGGAGAACTTCGGGCCGATGACGATGCTCCCTGGCGGAATGCAGCAAGTCAGCGTGTACCCTCAGCTTCAACAGGCGATGGAAGTCACGCAGATGCTGAGCAAGAACCGTGATGAAAACAACTCTCTCTACTCCGAACAGCAACGTCAGATCGAAAGCACCGACACTGCTACCCAAGCCAAACTCCTGGCTGGTATGCAAGGGCAACTCTCCGTCGCCCAAGCCGCGATCTTCCTTTCGCAAGTAGGATCCAACATTTACACGGAGCAGGTTCGCCGGATGCGGACAAAGGGGAACAAGTGCGACGACGCTAAGAAATTCGTTGCTCGTCTTCGCGCCCGCTCGGTCCCGGATGAAGTTATTTTCGACACTCCGATCCGCGTGAAATGTGCCGCTAATGCGGGCATGGCGAACCCTCAGATGATGACGCAGAAGTTCCAAGAGGGGCTTCAGCTTTCCCAGATGCCGGGCGTAAATGCACGCTGGTTCCTGGAGAGCCTGATCGCGTACAAGTACGGCTCCCAAGCGGTAGCCAAGGCTCTCCTACCTGAAGGTCAGGATTCCGAGCCTATGCAGCGTCGTGAGGCCATGATCGAAAACTCCCTTTTTGGCCAGGGTATGCCGTTGCCTGTCGCTCCCGAGGATGCCCATTTTGAGCATATTCAGGAGCATCTAAAACCGCTTATTCCAATGGTTCAGCAATTCCAGAAGACGCAGAACATCCCACCAGAAGCGGTAGCCGCGCTCACCATTGGTATCGAGCACACCGGCCAGCACATGGAATATCTCTCCAAGGACGAGACTAAGAAGCAACAGATGCAGGCGATCACGCCCGCTTTCCGGCAGGTGCAGAGTATCGCTCGCGGCATCCTTAATAAAGTGCAGGCCCAGCAGCAGGGTGGTCAACAGCAGCCTGCCCCACAGGCACAAGGCGGCTCACAGCAACCACAGAAGTCGGCCAGTGAGTCGATCAGCATTTCTTTCAAGGATCTCGGCATCGAACCGAAGAACGCACTCCTCCAACAATTGGGCTTGCCCCCGATGCAGCAGCAACCTATGCCGAACGGTAGAAGCTAACTTATGCCTAAAACACCCCGGCTGAAAGCGGCACTGGCCCCCCGCATGAACGACGAACCCTTCGTACCCGACATAACGCAAGATCTAACCCCCGAGGAAAAGGGCGAACTACGCGCCTTCTTTGCCGGACCGATCTGGAAAAAAGTGCTGGCGAACGCACGTCTATCCCGCCCATCTCTCATGCCTCAAGGTTTGGACACTGCCCTCGGTCCGCAGATCGCGATTAACCGGCTGCACGAACTTCGTGGGTGGATGTTTTTAGAGTCCGCCCTCGCCCAGCCGATTCTAGCCTCCATACCCAAGCGTAAGCAATTGGTAGAAAGCTATCCAGATGCTGGTCGCCCCGACTTTGAAATGAAACCTATCACCCCGTAACCTTATGGAAACGCTACACATAGATACGGTTAATCCCCACCACCATGCTTCAGCTCGTTGGGCATTTTCAGCTAAAAATCCCTCTTTAGAAAGTAAAAAGCAGACTGAAGAATACCAAAAATTTATGGCGAAAGTATCCGAGCTTGAGGGCGCTACTCCCTCGGAAGAGGAGCAAATTACTTTTTGTCTGATGCTGAGAAACCCGAAAAAATTTGGCTACTACTGGAAAGGAAAACTCATTCACCAGTACGAACTATTAACCCCGTAATCTTATGCCTCCTGTACCTCCTGCCGCGCCAGCCGCGCGCACTCCTACTCCGGTCAATCCGACCTTACAAACCCGCCCCGTCTCGGCTCCCGCGCCCACGACGGCTCGCCCGGCGTCGTCTGCCGCTACCCCAGACTTCTCGAAGGTCAGGTCCGCTCCCCAGCAGATAAACTCTTCTCTGAAAGATGGGCTTAAGGCCCTTTATGGTCAGGGGGTAACGCCCCCCGCTGCGGTGGCCGCGCCGGTTGCTGTTACTCCGCCTCCTGTCGCTGCCGAGCCAGTGGTCAAAGTCGAAGCCCCTGTTTCCCCCGTTGAGGCTCCCGTTGCCCAAGTAACGCCATCCGTCGCCGCCGAGCCGGTAGATCGATTCGCTGATATCGCCGAACCCGAGGGCATCTCTGAGTCCGGCAAAAAAGGCTGGAAGGCCCTCAAGACCAAGGCGGAAACGGAAATTACGACGGCGCAGAAGAAGCTGGCGGACGCGGAAGCCCAGCTCGCTACCCTGCGCAAGGCCACGCCCGCCGACGTTGCCGATGTGGAGAAGCTGAAGGGGGAGCATCAGAAAGCCCTTGATCGTCTCGCCATCCTCGATCTCCAAAACCACCCTGACTTCACCCGGCAGTACACCGAGCCGAAAGCTAAAGCGCTCGTAGAGGCTGGGGAAGTATTGGCCTACAATAGTAAAGGCGCGGTCGATCCGGCGCTTCTCGGCAAATCTCAGAAGGATTTCAATGCCGCCGTGGCCGAGATGACCAAGGACATGAACAGCATGGACGCGAGCACGGTCCAAGTGGCGATGCGCAATGCCTACAAGCTGGCGAACGATGAACGTTCGGCGCTGGCCAAGGCAGGCGAACTCCGTTCTGGTATCGAGGCGAAGGACGCTCAGCAGCGCACCCAAGCCTTCGAGAAAGTTTACGGGAAGATCGGCATTGAGGGGGTGATAGCCCAAAGGGAAGCCCCCGCCGATGCCACTGCCGAGCAGAAAGCCGAGGTAGCAAGCTACAATGCTGCACTCGCGCAAACCCGCGCAATGGCAGAAAAGAATGTTTTTGGCCGGTTGTCCTTAGAGGATACCGCTACGGTGGGTACGAAAGCCGCCTACCTAGACGTGATGGTAGGGCATGTATTCCCTATGTTGGAACGTGGGTTCTCCAAAGTTACTGCCGAGCGTGATGCCCTGATTAAAGAGCTTCAGGCGATCCGTGGGCTCAAGCAGCCGGGTAACTTCAACGCGCCGACGGAAGTGGCCCCTCCAGGGAAACCCGACATGAAAGCACTCTTGCAAAAAGCATTTCCGAAGAGATGAAAATTTCTGCCGCAAGGTAGTTAGGCCCGGCCAAGTTTTTCTTGCGAAATACTTGGTGGATGTAATTCCCGTAACTGAGGTACCGGTCGGTTGGAACCCGACGATGCGAGCAACCTATTCCGGCAGCTTCCGAGGAGTAGGAACGAAGCTAGTCATTTCGCCCCCGGGTTTACCCCCTCGGGGGCTTTTTCTTGACAGTAATGTGAACTAATGGCAGGAGGGATACGTGGATTAAGTCAGGACCGGAGTTGATCCCACCGGGGTAGATCAAAACGGCTTGATAGTAGATCGGCGGCCTCGATCAGAAACGCAACACACCGCGATTATCGCGATGCGTTCAATCGAACCAACGTCAGTCAACTCTCTCCTACCATGCCCGATCTAGCCAATATCAATAACTTTTTCGAACAAGCTGTTAATCAGTTTGTTGAGCCAATCTATAACTGGATTTGGCGCACTAATCCTTTCATCTCCCTGATCCCTCGCGCTGAGTTTACGCCAATGGACGGTCTCGTGCCAATGGTCGTTACCACGACTTCGGATCTGCCCACCCTCTACCCTGATGACGCGGGCAGCGGCTGGAACAACCTCGCTATCTCTGATGGGACCGGCTCGTCCTGCGACGTGACGCCCACTCAAATCAACGACGGTTCTATCAGCCGCAATTATCAGCTCGAAGCGAATGCCTGGACCTCCCGCACGATCTGCTTGACTGATCTCCAGTTCGACTGGCAGGCCGAACAGATGGTGGCCAACCTCCAGAAAAATCTGGAGCAGTACACCACGGTCGTCTGGTCCGACTGGTATCGCATCAAAACGGTCGGCGCTTGCGGCACCAAAGTTTCTACGCTTACCGGCGACGGCACTTTCCAGTCAGTTGATGGTAACCAGAACTTCACCGGTCTTGCTGGTCATCTCCCGACCGGCCCGCTCACTTGGAATATCCTCAATCCTCTGTATGACTTCCTCATGCAGGCAGGTGCAGAGGCCAACGCCGTCGGTTACTCGGAAGGTCAGCCGCTCGTCTCGCTTGTGTGTGGCCCCGGCGTCAAACGCTCGCTCTGGCAGGATGACACCAAGATCCGTGATACGGTCAACTGGGGCGATGCGTTCCAGAACTTCACGGCTCGCGGTATTAACACTTCCATCAACGGTTTTGTACCGAACATGGATCTGTATCCAATTCGGTACGCTGCCGATGGTACGACCAAGATCTACCCGACGATCAACGTCGCCGCGTCCAAGGGTAACAAGAACATCCCGAACCCGGACTACAAGACCGTCGCGCGCGGTGGTCTCGCGGTGTACGAGGTGGCCTACATCCTCCCGAACGACGTGTGGGAAGCCCGGGTGCGTCCGATTGGTGCAACCAACTTCGGTATGGCCGCGTTCAACCCGATCAACTATGTCGGTGAACTCCAGTGGATCAACAACAAGGACAACGTGAACAATCCTCAGGGAAACAAGGGCTATTACCGCTTGGACATCCAAACGGCTTCTCGCCCGGTCCGCCCCGAGATCGGCTTCGCGATTTTGACGCAGGCCGTTGACTAAGCGCAATTGAGTTGAAAATTCGAGGGCCTGCTCCGTAGTTGGTGCAGGCCCTTTTTAAAATGTCCTCTGGTCTTTTTGCTACCCCTACTCCGACGCCTTTCGGGATACCTCAATCCGATGGCAGCGGGTTTATCGACCCAGAGTGGTTAGTCACGAACGGGACAGGGGTATTGCAAAACGATGGGGTGGGCAACCTAGCTTGGGTCCCCAGTGGTGGAGGTGGATCTAACCCTCTGACAACTTTGGGTGACACACTATACGGAGCAGTAGCAGGAGTGCCAACCCGTCTCGCTGGAAATACGACAACCGGCGTGCAATTTTTGACCCAAGTTGGCGATGGAATAAACTCAGCCGCTCCTAGTTGGGAGTTGTTCCCAACTGAGTTTCGTTTTGATAGACTTGGAGTAGCTCAAGATCCAGATTCAAGCTACTCGCTTGCCGTCACTGGGCCGGCTCTTTTTACTGGAACAGTAAAGGCTACCGACTTCTTTTCTATAGTAACTGGAGGGAAAGCCTTAAGTTTTGGTATATTATCGGACGCAACAGATTTTGTAGGATTTGCGGGTAGCCCCGCTGCGCCTAGTATCAGCAACTATATAGTTGCTTCGAATGGGATTGATTCGGGCGACTACACTTTCCTTAATAACCCTAATGGCATAGTAGCGATACGAACCCAAAATGTTGACAGAATTTATGTGGCTAATACCGGAAAGGTCGGAATAGGCGTAACCTATGAGCCTGCGACTGCGGCTCTTGTAGTGGACGCTGGAGCCGGAGGAATTGCCATCGATGTTGCGAGTTCAAATTCTTATCTTGAAGCTAGACTTATTCGTAATTCCTTAAATGGATCAGACCATGATCTATACTTAAACTACGCCGCTGGAGCGGGGAGCAGAACGGTGCTGTGTTCTGACGGTGCATTTTCTGCCTATGTTGTAGGAGGAAATTTTGGTATTGGGACCTCTACTCCTGGGTCCAAACTTTCTATCGTCGGTCTTCCTACTTCACCATCAGGGCTATCCGCTGGAGACGTATGGTGTGATACTACTGGTGGACTGAATATCCTCAAGATTGTATAAAACAATTAATTTTGGGTTAGAAAAATAACGTCAATAAACAAATAAATAATATGTCACTACAAGATAAAATTGCTAACGCTTCGGTGCTAGTACCGGTTCTATTCGAACTGTCTAATAATGTTAATCTCCCAACTGATCTTCGTGCCTCCGCACAAGCTCAAGCCAATCTATTGTTCAATTTTTTGATCAATACCTCAAACCAGATATTAGCGACTTAATGTAGCATATACAAACTACAGCGGATCGGGAAGTTTTATATCCCGATCCGTAAGACTTTATGACCCCAGACCCAAAACAACTGCTCCAGATAATCCACAATCGCGGCGAACAGGCTGCTGTTCCTGCTGCTGTCCATGACCAGGCGCGTGCGGCTGCCCAACAGCTCGCGCAATGGATCGAAGAACAACTTAAACCCCAAACCACACCCCCCGTCTGTGAAAAACAATAACCGCGCTGTAGTTGACCCCATAACCTGGGGCATCATTGGCCTGATCGCATTAGGCGGCTGGGCCTACGTGAAAGTGTTTGAGCCTGGGAGAAATAAAAAAGTCGCTGATCAGATCGCCGTCGCAACCGCCCAGGCGAACAAGGAAGCCGAGGCAGCGAAACTCTCGGCGATTGACCTTCAGAAATCGGTTCAAGTTATGGTGGACGCCCACGCTCAGGAGACAAAAACTGAACAGCAGATGCGCGCCAATGCCGCCGCTTTCAATGGTCAGAATAAAGCTGTACTGTCTGCTGACCCCAACCCGTCACCCTATACTCTGATCGCTATCGGACTCTGTGACTCCGTAGACCAATCCCTTGGCATCCAATCCACGCCCGAGCAACGTTTGGAATGGAGCAAGCGGGTCATTCCGCTCCTTCAGCATAACGCCGAAGTGGAAAAGCAACTCGCCGACGAACAGGCTAAAGCCTCGGCTCTTGCCGCCTCTCTGGAAGCCGAACACGCGCATTCAGTAGCTTCTGACGCCCATGGGTCTACCTTAGCCAGTCAGAACGCCGCAAACGTGGCTACGATAGCCGCAGTGACGGCTCAGGCGGCGAAGTACGGTGCTGAAAATGCTACTTGGGCGAACGGAGCCGTTACCCTTATGCAGCGGTTCAAGGCCGCTCTGATCGGGATTGGCGTTCTTCTGGTTCTCCTGTTTATCCTGTCCTGGAAGTACCGGGGCAAAGACGCTACGCTCCACGATGCCACGGCTATCGCTGAAGACGCCAAAGCCGCCGCCACTGCTCTCGCCAAAGAAGCGGGTGCCGGAATCAGTGAAGCATCCAAGAAGGCTATGGATGATCTCCATCAATGGTGGGGTGGCGACAACGGTGCAGAGGCCAAGTACAAGCAGATCGTAACCAATCTTCGTAAGTAAAACTTAACCTTGCATATCCCTATGTCCTCCAGCCCCAGCAACGATCCATTCCCGGATGTAGACAGCCGTCACGGACCCTCGCGGGATGTGCTGGTCGTTTACATGCGCCAATTACGCGATGGGTTCAAAGACCTATCAACCGAACTTAAAGATCATCGCGAGAACACGTCGAAGGCCTTGGAGGAAATCCGCATTAATATCGCCCGACTCCCTATAGGCTGTGCCCGCGCAGACCAATGTGAGAGTATGTGGAAAGAGGTAGACGCTCTCCGACTCGAAAAGGCGACGCAGAAGGGCGCGATTTTAGGTGGTAAGATTGTATTCGGTATGGTCAGCGGGGTGGTAAGTGCTATCTTTACCTTGGCGGTGGCGTACTTCACGCTCCGCAAATAATTTCCGAAGGGTAGGGGTGCCCTTCGGTTGCATAAGAGGTCGCCCCCTGGTTGAGCTTTATGTTCCTGGGGGGCGATTTCTTGCCTGCAACTCTTTCAGGAGGCGATTATATTCCCGAGTGTCCGTCTCTCGGCGGCTCAGGACCTTAATTACGTCTTGGTCTATGGTGTCCTTGGCGATAATCCGGTAGATCGTGACAGTTTTCGTCTGCCCTCGTCGGGACAACCGACCATTCATCTGGAGGTACAGTTCGCGTGACCACGGGGGCGAGAACCAGATCACCGTGTTGCCTCCGCTCTGGAGGTTCAACCCGTGACCGATAGACGCTGGATGGGCAAGCAGGACTTTCACTTCACCTGTGTTCCACTGACGTAGGAGGGCTTGTTGCTCGGCTTTCGTCTGATCCGGGTCGATGTAGCGCACCTCGGGGATTTCCTGCCGGATCGCAGCGATGAAGTGACGATACTCGCACGCCACAAGCGCGTTGCCCGGCAGCCCGGCGATTAGTTTCTTCAAGGCTTTCACCTTCTCCCAGTGTGTAAGCCGGGCCTTACCCAGTTCGTCGTAGACAGAACCACCAGCGTACTGGCGCAACTTATTCACGAGCACCCCGGAGGAGGCAGCCGAGACCGTGACTTTTCCTTCATCTAATTGTAGAAGGAAGTCTTTTTCCAGTTCATCGTATTCCTCCTGCACGAGTAGCGGAAGCTCAACGGTAATATCCACTTCCTCTGGCTCCCCTATTACATTTGCTTCTTCACGGGTGATGGTCAGCGCGAGATCAGAGACCTTGGCTAAAATCTCGTTCTTCTCCGCCTCCCCCTTCAGTACCCAGTTAAATTTCATGTAGTCGGTTGCTTTGAAGTACCGCTCACGAAATTGGTAGAAACTTTTCCCTAACCTCTTCCCATCGTCAAGCACCTTGACCTGCATGAAAATCTCCTGAAGATCGTTGGGGTACGCCTCTCCGGTCAGCCCCCAACGATGGGAGAAGCGCGACAGATGGGGCATCAGCGATTTAATCCGCGTGCCTTTCGGATTCTTCACCATCGTACTCTCGTCGAAAACCAGCAGATCAAAAGGAAAAGCGCCGCTACGATCAAAAAGCTGTTCGGCGAGTTTAGGTAGTTGTTCATAGTTCGTAGTGAAAATCTCCGCATCGGTCCGCTTCACGGCAGCCAGATCCACGTCACGCAGATTCTTTACCCGAAGGTGTTTCGTATGCGCCCACTTCTTAATCTCGTCCGGCCAACTCATGGTGGACACCCGTATCGGTGCGACCACCAGCGCAGTTTCCACTTCACCCAGTACCCTGAGACCTTCGAATGCCGTCAGCGCGGTGACGGTTTTGCCCACGCCTACGCCAAACCAGATGGCGGCTTGCGGACGCCCCATCAGCCACTCTATGCCGCGGGTGTTCGAGTCGTCGGGGGTGAAGATCACAACTTCGGTGAGCAAAGCCCATCGATAAAGGCGACGGCCAGATCGTAATTACTCGTCCACAGCGCGCCGACTTTCCGTTCGCGCAGTTGGACCATGCGATACTCCTGAATCGCTCTCGGCTTCTGCCCCGGCGCTTTGACTTCAAGGAAAGCTACCTCGCCATCGGGCGTGATAATAATCCGATCTGGAACGCCCTTGGTGCCTGGCGCGACGAACTTCCAGAAGAAGCAACCCTTCGACTCGGCGTACTTTTTGATACTTTGCTCTAAAGTGGATTCACGCATTGGGATTCACTCCGATGGATTTGAGGTACTCGTCTTTCTTCAACTGGAATAGCCGGGTGACGAGCATCCGAAGCAGATCTTCACGCCGTTTGCCGTCCTGTTCCCTATCGATCAGGACCATCAGCTCGACTTGCGAGCGTGGCTTCTGTAGGTGGTAGAAGAGTGTGACGTACCCGGCAAGCGGGTTGGTCTTCGGTTTGGCCTTCGGTTTGGCCTTCGGGCCGGGGGGTTTGGTGCGCATAGGTGGGATAGTGAATTTCTATTTTTTAATATCAACTATAAAATTCTTCCCGCCCACCTTTAACCGCGAGTGGCAGTCCGTCAGCCCAGGGGGGCATCTGTACCATGCACTGCTTGAGCAGTTCGTCCCCTCTACGGTTCGGATCGCGGGCGAGCATTTGATCGTGTGCCAGTATCTCGGGCTCGAATCCTTCAGCCGTGGCGCGAATCAACCCGTAAGCTATTACGTCCGCCCCGATGCCCTGACAGCAGTTGGAAACCAGCATTGGTATGCCCGTCTTCCCTCGCACGAGAAACCGGTGTTTAGGCCCAGCGTTTTTTAGATCGTACACTTTCATCGTTTGAATTTGTTCGCTAAATTTGGGGTATCGAAAAGGTGGCGACGGGGCACTTTGGCGTATATCCGGTACCACAAAGTTTGTACTCGTATACCACTTGCTCTTGACGCCTGAGAGACAGTTAGCCGACCCCACGGGGTAATCAGAAAATAGTTATTCCTACAGTTGTTTGCTTGGATTCTACGTGTGGCCCATCGGCAATTACTTTTAGTGTAGTTCCCGTTGTTATCCTCCCTATCGAGGGAAAGACCGGCCCTATATGTACCGCCCATGTCGGCCCAAAAATTCTCGAATTTACCCCACCGTCTACATACTCGTATGCCTCTACCGCCATAGCCACTCCAAGCGTGGTGACTAGGTAGCCGACACCTATCTGTCATAGCCCTCCACACAGTATACCCAGGATGAGAGGACATACCGTGTTTGGTGTTCTTAGCCCCTATAAGTTTATTTCGGAGACAGCCGCAACTCTGATACGTCCCGCGTTTCAGTTCTCTCCCGTCTACCACTTTGGTTTTTCCACAACTGCATAGGCAGTTCCACAGTGACCGGCCATCTTTATCGTTTCCGGCGTCCGCTATCACAGTGAGTGTGAAGAACTTTTGTCCTAATAGATCTAATCTAGGTTTCGGCACGACTGGTATCCTCGTTTAGCCACATCCGTAGGGCAAGCTTTTTTGGCGGGTAAATCCTCGATCAATCCAAAGACCTTATGCTCCGGCGTTAAGTGGACCCCGTTCAGTTCTATGGTGGCCTGCTCACCTTGAAAAAGTAGACCTTCGTGCGACACCCATTTCTCACCGTCCCAAACTCTATCTGAGGTATCCACTGTTTCGATACGTTTCCAGCCTTTGTCGGTGAGAACCTCAGTACCCTCGCCAATGCAGTTCTCCAGCAGCTTGCCGCCATATGTAGGGATGCGACCGAAGAAGGATTTGCCAGGGATCTGACCCCAGAAGGAAAGTTCGTCGGTAAAGTCCCCGAAGGACTCTTTGAAGATGTGTTTAATTTCTGGATACGGATAGACAATGCCCCGCCCTGAGGGCAGTTTCATCACGAGATATGGGATGCCTGAAATGGTCTGGACGATAAAGCGAAGGCGTTTTGCCGTGAACCACTGACCGGGGCAGCGTACCGCATCTTTCGCGGCGCGGTCGATCTGGTTCCAGCTCTCCTTCACTTTACCGAATCGAAGACGAAAAGCGGCTATGCCCGCCTTCGATGCCTCTAAGGTCACGACCATCTTATATGTCTCGGTAAGCATGGTGAAAAACTTGTCTCCACCGACCTGATACTGCCCGGCCAAAATAGATTGCTTCCCAAGCATGTAATCCGGCGACTTGTCTTTTATGCCCTCCGCCTTGGTTCGGCAAATGCCTGCCGCCATATTGCGGTACACGTCCACTCCGTCAGCAAAGTCCTTCAGGATGTCGTCCTGGTGGCAGACCCAACAACATATACGAGCTTCTTCCGCTGAGTAATCATAGTCCCAGAATGGGCCACGGATAAACCGGCGTATCAGCTTGGCGGCAAGCTCGGAGGGTCCGCCGAACAGCGTCGGGAACGCCTCCAGGTCGAAAGTGGGGTTCTGGAAATAGTCGTACACGTCATCCGGCACTTTCTCCGCCCCATTGTTCTTCTTGAAGTTCTGAGGCTGCACGGCACGCCCCGACCAGCGCCCGCTCCGGGCACCGTAGAATTGGAATACCCCATGCACACGCCCATCAGCGCACGCCATAGCGCGCATAGAGGTCACCTTTTTTGCCGCTGAGTATTGGAGTTGTGAATACAAGCGCAGCAGTTCAGCCGGTTCGCCGGTAGCCGTTTTGAGGGTTTCCGCTACCGTGTCGGCAGTCATGTCCGGTAAGTCCAACCCCAGTTCTTTTAACTTCCCTTTTACGGCATCCCGTTGAGTAGGGTTGCATTTTGCACGAGAAAAAAACTCTTCCCGCAATCCGGCTGTCTCGGCTTCGATCAACCTGGAAGCGGTCTCCAGCGCGGGCAGGTCAACTGCAAACCCCCGCAGGTTCATCAGCCAGTCTGCCTGAAACGCCGCCAGCAGATCGCCCTTAAACTCGAAAGGCTTGAGGCGGGCGTGCGCTTCCTGCTCTGCGAGTACGTCTGTCCGGTTGTAGGAAACGAAATCCAGCCACTTATCGGGCTCGTCCTTCGGATATACCCGGCGTGCGGGCTGTGGGGCTTCCCCGCGTTTCTTTCGCGGGGTGTAGGGCATACAGAACAGCTTGATAAGCGCGCTGCCCTTGGCGTCCTTCTTGTTCTTCAGGTCTAGAGCGTCGGAGAGCTTGGCCAGCGAGTCCGGCAGCGCGGCCCGGCGCGCCAGGGCTTGCGTACAGCGCCACTGATGAGGCTGCGGCGGCGGGAGTCCAAGGTCTTTCAGCGCCCGTGCATTCGTGATGAACGCCTCGAACATAAAACTGAAGGCATAGATGATGCTCTCAGGGTTAGTGAACGCCTCGGTTAGCAGTTCTACCGCTTTCGGATCAGCCGGGTGGCCGGTCACACGCGGGTTCTCCCAGACGAAGACTATGCCGTCGTCGCCAGCAATCGCGGCGAGCAGGATCTCGGTAGACGGATCTTCCGCATACCGGGCCGCGCCGACCTCCTCAAGGTCAGCTTCAGAGAACGTCTCGTAATCGAGGGAGAAGATCATGGGCGAAAACGGAGGGGTAAATTCCTGGGGCCAGAAGTTCTGAAGACCGAGCCATTCGCAACTAGATCAAACTGATCGGTTCGCCCTTCCGTAGATCGTCTGACCTGCCACTGTGTTTCACCAGTAGCGGCATAGGTGCAGCCTTCACGGACGAGCTGACCGCGTGCGTCGTCGAGTGCACGCTTGCGAAGTGTGTCGGCGTCGGGCCCGCGCTCTATGCTCTTCTGTTGCTGTACTGCGTTTGACCGTCTTGCGTATTCCTGCGCAAGGGCACGGCGCTGACTTTTAGGTACTCTGTAAAGTGCTTGCATAAGTTATGCTTTCGGGTCGCGAATAGTGATATCCGCCTTGTTGGGCGAAGCAAAGAGGTCGTCCTGCGCCTGCTTGATGCGTTCGACTGCTTGGGCGAAGTGGCGCGGGTCTTTCTCTATGCCGATGAATGTCCGGCCTGCCCGCACGCACGCAATGCCGGTTGACCCGCTGCCCATGAACGGATCAAGAACCCCTTCTTTAGTCGTGGCCTCCAGCACGTTGCTCGGCAGCGCCACCGGGAATGGTGCGGGGTGCTGATTTCTCTCTGGCGTCATGCGCCACACGTCACCAAGCCCGCTCACGCCTTTTGATTTCAGGCGGAAGGCTGGCTTTGCCAGCAGCATTATCCATTCGTGCGTGGGCACGAATGCCGTGGGGTTATAGTTTATCCCACCCGGACGCGCCCACACGATGATTTGGCGCAGCACCACGGGCCCCGGAATCAATTCGAGCGGAGTCCAGAGCTTCGCGCCGATTACGCGAGGCTTATGGTTATAGAAAATCGCTCCGTCATCTGGCAGTCTATCCCACAACATACCGAGCAGTGAGTGCTGCCATGCTACATAGTCAGCCCACGGCATCGAATCATCATGCATTCCATACTGTATTCCAGCCCCAGCATCCGATCCGTTTTTCCACTTGCTTTTCCCGCCGGCGGAATTACCCGGCTTCCAGTTTCCTAGGTGTGGCCACGGCTCACCTCCCTTGTTGTACGGCGGTGAGGTTATGACCAGCCCGAACCTATCGAGCGTCGGTATTATATCCATGCAGTCCGCATTGTAGAGCGTGCAGTTACCGGACACCCAACCAGGCGCCACAGCACAATGACCATGCACGGACGTTTCTGCGAGAGCTGGAGTCGGGGAGAGCATGGTCATGGCTGATCTGTTTTGATTGAGTCATTCATGGTGTGTGTCGCCTATCGAGTTAGACGAAAAATACCCCCATGCCGCCGTGGTAATTATACCGTTACATTTTCACTACGGACGCTGCCCCTTTGCAGGGCTGGCCATGTGCTCGGGCGTCAGCCGTAACGGCGTGGAGGTATAGGTGTTGGTTAGCCCTGATTGGACTCCAGATCGTTGATCTGTTTCGTCAGGTCGTTGATCTCAGATTTGAGACCGCCAATCTCGTCCTCTCGTTCGGAGATGGTGCCCTTGGCTTCGGTAAGTTCAGAGTCCAGTTGTTCGATGATGGCGACAAGATTACTTACGTGATCCAAACTTTGTGCCGCCTCGATCTCTTTGTCCTGGGCGGCAGTGGTATTATCGTACATAAAAAGGGTACCTCAGATTACGCACTGAGGCGCTGCGGATTGGTGTTAGTTAGTCGAGTACGCTTGTGTCAGCCGGGACTTCGGAGAAGTCATCAGCAGACGCCTTCGCGGCTTTAGTGAACGTCGGGCCGACCTTCACAAGCTGGCAGCCAAGAAAGGTCGCGTTGATGCGACGGCCCCAGGAGGCGTCGAACTTGGCGTTGAGCTTCGGATCTTGCACCCAAATGTCCAGAAGGACATTATAGAAATATCCACTTTGGATGCGATCCTGGTCTTCCACGGTGAGTTGGACCTTCTGCTGGTCGTATATAGCCGGAGCCGTTTTGTTTGTCGAAGGCACAAACATAACCTCGGGACCGTAGCCATCCATGGCGCTGCCATCGTCTTTCTCGTAGTCAGACCCCTCTCTCAAACAGGATTTGAAATCCTTCGGGATCGTTTTGCCCTTAGCGGTGTACGTTTCCGCTAGGAGCTTCTTGATGGTCTCTTCGACCAACTTGATGTCCGCCGCGTTGTTCTTTTTAGACAGTATCGAGGTGAACCTAAATTTAAGAACCGCTTTCGACGGGTCTTTTTCGCCACCAGCTGTAGGGGTAAAGCAAGCCAGGAACGAACCTCTGACGTTAGACAATTTACATTTCATGATATTTTCGGATTTTGGATTTTATTGTTGGTTTGGTTTATTCTGCCTCGGAGGAGGCAGAAAGTGATCTACTACAGAGCAGCATGGAAACCCTCGGTTGGGGTGTTAGCGACCCCTCGTTCGGCTTAGAGTTGCGGCGGAGGGTGGCATACGATCCCCCTCTTATTCGTCTCATGGGCCAAGCCCGTCGGATTCGAGGTCCTACTTTACGGGCGTTTATATTGTGGGTTTGCAATGTCGAAAGGCTACCGCCCTTAAGCTTCTGTAGTAGAAATTGGTATAACTTGGAAATCTGAGGCGACAGTTTCGGCTAAGCTGGGGCGCGAATCTGTCTCGGGTACGAGTGTCGGCGCGCCATCAGCACGGACGATCAGCTTCTCCAGCTTGCCGTAAAGCTCAGCGTCCAGCTCCACGGCGGACTTAATCAATTTGTCAGCCTCGGCAACCCCGATCACGTTTATCTCGCGGCAGGACTCGCCGGGAAAGAGCTTGCGGAGCAGGCTGAAGGCTTTCTTCTCGTCACTCCACTTGCGGTTGCCCTGTCGCCCCGCCACCAGTTTCAGTCCGGGGAACTTCACGCCAGAAGCTGCGCGGCTCTCAACGTAGGACTCCAGCTTGTTGAAGTATTTCTTCGCGGCGGGAATAGCCCGATACATCTTCGCCAATTTCTCGTCAGTGAGCGAGGCGAAGTCACCCAGGTCGATAGCGCGTAGTTCGGCCAGTTGAAGGGCTGCTGTTGCTTGCTGAGTCCGAGCGGAACAAAACGACTGGGCCGGACAGAATTGGCAAGCCTCGTCAGACGGCGTAAACGGCTGGTTGAAGGGATCGGTGAGGATCTTCTTCGCGGCGTCGAGAACGGATATTACCGTATCGTCCGTATCCGTCGCTTTTACCGTGAACACGTCCCGCTTCTCGCCAGTGTGATGGCGGGGCATGTAGATGTGTAGCGAGACTACCGCCGGGAGCAAACAGTAGTTCCGAGCCGATGCGTATCCATAAAGAAGAAGCTGAAGATTCTGCTTCGCCTCCACTTCCACACCGATGCCCGCCTTCAGGTCGATGATGTGGAGATGCTTTGCACTCTCGTCGTAAAGCACAGCATCTGGCGTGCAGGTGCCCGGAGCGTACCCACGAGGGATCGTCTTTTCTACGTGCATCGTCCAATTACCGGTCGGATCCATGTTCACGGATTTAACGTAAGCCACAAAGCCCATTGCGGCCTCCCACAGCTCTGGCGGGATGTCGGGGTCCTTGGGGTCGATGCCCTTCAGCACGGCAGCGGCGTAGGCGTGGATACGGGTGCCCTCGTCCTGGTCAGGCGTGGAGAAGGGAACAAGGCGGTCCTGGTTCTGGAAGCAGAAGCCGGGGGAGGCAAGACAGGTTGCCCACGTCTTGGCCCGCGAGGGGCGGAGAAATTCGGAGAGTTCTTGTTTCATCGCATTAGGACTTCCATGATTTTTGCCACTACGGCTAGGAATAAAACGAATAGCATGAATTGTATGTCGTGCGGGATCATTTTAATATGCAACTGAGCACCGTGCCGACGACAAAAAACACTAGGCCGAAGAGCAGTTGCTGTTCAGGTGTCATGCGAGTAGGGCAGTAAAAGTCGCGTTGACGGCCGCATAATTTTCCGGCTTGAGGGCAGAGAGTGTCGTGGCGCCGAACTTGGCGAGCGCGGCCTTCACGTCCGGCAGGCGACCCTTGGCGACCAACTTCTCGGCGAGAGCGCGCAAGGACTGACGGGTGATGGGCTCCTCTTTGACTGGCATAGGGGCTTCAGGGGCGACCTCCACACAAGCCCGCTTGCTGGCGAGGTATTCAGGTGAGTGTTCAATGGGCTCTTCGACGAGCTTTTTGGCGACCGCTTGGATCTGCTCCGGGGGTACGGTAAGGTCGAGTGAAGCAATCGCTTTCTTAGCCGCCGCTTGAACTTCCGGCGAGTAGGTCAGAACGACCGTAGCACCTAAGTCTGTGCCGGCAGCCGGTAGTTCGGTTTGCTCAGGTTCAACGGCGAGGGAGGAAAGGAAGACCGCCATATCGCGCAGGGCTTCCGAGGCTTGCTGGAGTGAATTGGCGAGCAAGCGAACGCCATCGGGTGTGATTTTCATAAGAGAGTAGCTAAATTTTTGTCGTTAAGGATTTGGTTAGTTTCACGCACCTCTTCAACTGTGACGTTCGGTTCGATCAGAACTTCAGGGATGTCGCGCCACTCTTCAGACCCGCTGATATTGCGCCATTTTTGCTGGAGGGTACGGACTTGAATAGGGCCAATAACGTCCGGCAGGTATCCGGTAGTTAGCGCCCACCGGAAAAAGCGGGTGGGGTAAAAAGGGTGGGACTCGTATTCTGGGATTTCGTCGGGGGTCATAAACTTAGGGTTTTATTTTTCTGGTCAAGTTTGTTACCGCGTCCCGCAGCCACTCTAAACACCGCCATCCGAAAGAAAGTACTGCCAACATAACACAAAATATGGATAGCCCGAACAAGATTGCAGCGATTGCAGCGAGTATTGGATTTGTTATCATAGGGGTGATTTACTGACAATACAGATTTTCTATTTCTCGTCAATAGATTTTTCGTATTTTCTTTTTTATCGAGGGTAAAACGCCGATGCGTTGCCTATGCGTAAGTGGGTAGTGACGCTCACTATCTTTAACTATCCAACGAAGAAGAGACATCTCCTTCGGGTTAAATACTAGACAGGTATATTCTGAGTTTTTCATAGGGAAAGTAATGCACCTCGCTCGTCCAACGTGCTGCCGTTCAACCGGCTGCGGGCGGCGTCCTGCGCGTCACCTTTGAACTTAGTGAGGTGCGTCCAAAGGGTATGACGGGTTTGCGAGGTCTTGTCGTTGCCCAAGCGTATCCTAGCGTTGGATACGAAACCCATCTCGCGCAGAACAGCGGAGAGACCCTGGTCGGAGAAGAAGCCGATGCCGCGCTGGGTCTCCAGCAGTGAGTGCAGGCTCTTTAGGCTTACGAGGTCGGGCTGTACGAGGGGATGGTCGCCGTCCTCCAGGGCTTCACGGATGGCGGCGGCGAGGGGGGAAGCCGACGCGCCGAGCATCTGGAGCAGGTAGTCCGTGACCGGGGCATGGCCGTCCGCATCGAACGCGGCGCTGATCTTACGGTTCTCAAGGAAGTGACGCACGCCCGCAGCTTTGTTGAACACGACGTCATACACTTTTTTGTAATACGCAGCGGGGATCGCCTGCACCTGCTCGCGGGTCTGTAGTGCTGAGAACAGTACGAAGTAGCGGCGCTCGTCCTCGCTCGGGGCGATGGCGTCCTGATGGTTGGTGAGTAACAAATAGTTCGTCGTGTTGGGCTCCTCCACTGCTTCCGTGTTCATCCGGCGTACCGTAATGCGGTCATTCGAGATGCGGGGTTTAAGCATGTTCATCACCTGATGCCGTGCCGTTCCAATCACTCGGATCTCCTCCACGCACGCGAGCTGACTGCCGGAACTCCAGCCGGTGAACTTATCGAAGAGAGTCGCACCGTCCACGAGCTTGACGTTGGTGGGGCCGAGCACCTGGCGCATCATCTCAGCGAACACCGTCTTGCCGCAACCCTGCGCGCCCTGGAGCAGTGGTGCCCAGCGGATCTTCTTGCCGGGTTGCTGAACCAAGCAACAGCACCAATCGAGGAAGAGTGAGCGGTTCTCTGGTTCAACGATTAACTTATCCAGATGCGTCGATATGACATCCTCCGCTTCTGCGGCTAATGCGGGATCGGCTTCGGGATATAATGGGCGATAAGTATTCAAATACCGTTTGCCTGCATCGAGGAGGTATACCTCGTGCGGATTTGCTGGGTCATATCTATAACCGTCTACGCGGGGAATGCGCAGGATGTTCAGCAGGAAGTCCTGAGGACGAGTGGCAGGTTTGCCGCTGTCTCCCGGTTCTTTCTCGCCAACGCCCATAAGTCTCACGCCGTACATGCTGTCCAGCACGTTGGGCGCGAACTGCCGACCACTGGCACGCACGAAAAATTCATTCTCACTTGCTACATAGGTCATGCCGCGTGCCCACGGGGGGAGCTGACTATCCGGGAGCGGAGCAACCTTGGCGTCGGGGTCAAAGCCGAGACGAGCTTCCAGCTTCTTTAATTTGGTCTTGAGGTCCGCTAGCGAGACTCCCATCCCAAGCGCGGTCAGAGATTTCCCTAGATGCTTCAACAATACAAGCCGCTCTAATGGGTCCAATAAGGGCGCGGAAGCAATGAGCTTCATGCCCTCCCTCATTAGTTCTGCCGACGAGTGATCCCCTTGAATCCACGCTAGTACAGATCGGAAGGTCTTCTGAGTGAGCACGATGGGCGACATCCCGCCTTCGACGGCGAGATGGAATAGGGAGCGGAGAGTCACGGGGGCTCTGGATGTAGGGTTGGGCACTAGCGATTTCCACTTGGCCTGCGTTTCCTCCTGCCCAGTATACTTGCTGCCTCCGCTGCTCCATTTGTCAAATGCCTCAAAGGCTGCATGGTCCTCCTCAGAACTTCCGCTAAACTGGTGGCGGAGAGCCGCAGCTACACTTAACCATGCGGCGTAACCAATATCCGGCGAAATAAATCCGAGGGCGTTTTGGACTTCTGCCAGGGTAATATTGCTCATGCGAGGCGTCAAAAAGTCCAACGGATCACCAGATGCCACGGCTCCCGTTTTGCGGGGGCTGACTGAAACGACGCCCCCCGGTGAAACGTCGGTCGTAACTGGTTCCCCCTCTTCCTCGACGATCAAAAGCGGGGAGTGTATGGCCTCGTCTTCCCCTGCGAATAACACAGGTAAAAACATTGCCTGACAACAGGTTAGGCTTTCTGGAGTGACCGCCTTCAACCCCAGTCGGGAGGCGATGTATTTCACTGCGTCTTTATACCCTTCCGGCGGTATCCGGTGAGCGGATACGACGATGCGGGCACGTGGAGCCGCCTCAGTCGATGACGCCGTGGTATACATCAAGAATGGGTGCGGAGACAAAGCCGAGCGGAGTAGCTCTGGGTTCGCCACAAACGGCGCGGCGTCGTGGGCGTCGTCTATATCTATCGCAACCAAATCGCACGCCTCTACGTTTTCCAGGCGGCGCTCCGTAATGCCCGGTTTAAGTGAACAGGGCACAAAAAAGGGCGTCCTTTTCACCTTGTCCCTGTCCGCTTTCGCAAGTGCAGCATACTGTAATCTCGTGGTGTTTAACAAAACAGACTGGCCGAAAACTTCCCGGCAAAGTGTGCGCCAATCTTTGGCGGCAAGGGGTTTCACCTTACCCAAATTGCTGGCTTCACCGCCAAAATAGGTACCTGAAATTAGTTCTGGCATATAGTTACTTACGTTTGAATTCACCAAAAATTTCTGTGGCTTTTGCCTCGTAGACCGCGCTTGCGGCTTCGGGGGTGGGGAAGCATCCTAGATACTTAGTTACCCCGCGGACTGATATTTGCGCCTGCCACTTCTTTACCCTTCTGTGCCAGACTACTCCCCGGAAATGTGAAGTATTATCTTTGGGGAGTTTTACATTGCTGGAGTTCTGGTGTGCCGTAGCCTCCCGAAGGTTTGCTATTCGGTTATCCAACCCGTTCCCGTTTATGTGGTCGATCTGGTCTTTTGGCCATGTGCCGTGGGTGTATAGCCAAGCTAGTCGATGCGCCTGATATTTACGTCCGTATATAGATATTATGCGGTAGCCTCGATGATTATTAGTCCCAGCTATGTCTCCTGGGGGCATATTACGCGATAGAGCCTCCAGCCAAATAAATACACCTGTAAGCGGATTGTAATGCAAGTACTCCTGAAGTTCGGCTTGTGTTAGTGGGATCATCTGGCCCTCCGTTTAGCACAAGCAATTGCGTTCTTCGCCCCATTGATCCGTGCCGCCTGCTGCTGGGCGGGAGAGTTTACACGCCTCCCCTTGCTGCCGAGCAGGGATAAATAGTGCCTGATATTCTTATCCAGTGTCTTACTCATGGGGTGAGGAGAGACCCGATCCGCTCGGGAGTCGAGACTAATCTTTTTCGTCGTAAAGGTTGCGTACACGTTTGGCGTAGTCCGCCGTTGCCCTAGAGAAATTACCTGTCTGTGCTGCGTGAAACCCGCCGTTCCAGGCCGCAGCCAGCCGGTAAACCGTCGGATGTTCAAGGTTGCCATAGAGCCAAAGCAGATGCCCATAAGCTACGCTCCGCTGAAGGTCGAGGTCTGCCTGCAGTTCAGACGACGCATGCGCGAGGAACGATGTGGAGGTCTGACTAGTCCACACGGCGCGCGTGATTTGGTAGCGCGAGCGTTCACCTGCTTTGCCAATATGCGTTGTTTTGGTGTTCTCAACCGCTGCGATGGAGTCTACGAGCCGGCCCAAGTCTACGGTATCCTTGGCATGGACAAAACCGAAACCAAAGGGGAGGAGGGATATTAGAAAGCGTTTCATGGGTTTTTCAGTTCGTCGATCTGTTGCGCCAGGTTGTCGTTCTCGGCTTCAGACGCTTCCAAGGACTCTTCTAACTCTGCAATCCTCTGCTCCAGGGATTGAACAGTTTCCCCTCTGAAATCAAGAAAGGCAGCTCCGCGGTCTTCCGTGACGCTCTGGACATTAGTATCTGCCAGGGGGTGTAATTTTAACGCGGTCAGGTCAGAGATTAGTTGTGAATAGGTCATGGTCAGTCCTCCGTCCCGGTTAGCTTCTTCCCATTCCAGGCACAGTCTGGCATGACTGTTTTTATATACGCCAGTACCTCGGCGTCCAGCGCGTCACGCTTGGCCTGCCAGTCGGCGTCCAGCGGGGCACGCTTAGCCAGGTAGTCGGCGTCCAGCGGGGCACGCTTAGCCAGGTAGTCGGCGTCCAGCGGGGCACGCTTAGCCTGCCAGTCGGCGTCCAGCGTGCCCCGCTTAGCCTGCCAGTCGGCGTCCAGCGTGCCCCGCTTAGCCTGCCAGTCGGCGTCCAGCGCGTCACGCTTGGCCTGCCAG